AGACGACATTTTCGAAAGTTTCCTTCTCCAGATGATACAATAGTACATGGTGTCCCGGTTTGTAGTAAACGCCGTAATAATCTTTTTCGGGGTATTTGAAAATCCAATGATTCTCGATTACATCCTTTTTGTTCATGTATATTTTCAAATCGTCCTCGACAATCTCATGAATATCAGAAAGAAAATCCTGATATTCCTTGTTGATTTCTACAAGCCCTGCTAGTATCCCGCGTTCTTCGAATTTAACTTTTGTCATTTTAATTTCCCCTCTCGGTTACTTGTTGATTTCATTATACATTTGACAAACGTAAAATACAATAGCTTTTTCATCTTTTTTTCTTTTTTGTTTTCGAAAGGGCGAATAAACCCACGGCACCAAAGGCGGCGCGGGCTTTTTTATTCTTCACGTTCTTTCTGAATATCCTGTTTAAATCCTTTATATCTCGGCTGTTTAGATTAAATTTCATCAGACAGCACCCCCGATTTGCTTCAGTACGTTGAGGAATAACGGTGATAACTGGATCAATACGAAAGCAAGAGAACTGTTCATGACCATTGTCCAGCACTTTTCGGAATTGCCAAGAGCCAAGAAGAAAAACGATCCTATGATGATAACGGAACAGACCGGGAACGATACGGCGGTTAATAACTGAATGATCGGATCAAAGGCGTGTGCAATGGCGCTCAATGTCTTCTCTGTCAGATAGTCACCAACGGCGCCGACCGGAACAGCTTGCGCGCTTGCTGCTACCGCTTGCGAACTGCCGACAAGTGAAACGTAATCAGATGTAGAAGTCGGCCCCGCTGCGTGCGCTACTGCTGTTTTAACAGCTAATAACGGCGGAATAGACACGGCCGCAAGTTTCTTTTTATTGAATCCCGCTTTCTTTTTTCGCTCTTTCTTCTTCGGCTGCTTATACGAACCGTCCATAAAGCTGTTAAAACTGATTGTTTGTGTTTTCATGATGATCACTCCTTAATTAATATCGAGAGTCGTAATAATTTCACACGGCAGCTTCTTACACGCTTCTTTTAGATGCTTGCGGCGGTGTTCTGTGGTCGTTAGCCATACCAATACAGGGAAGTGACCGTATTTGCTTTGAAATGCCCCTGTATCGAAGGCTTTTTGATAAACTTCTACTTTCTTACGGTTCTCCCTCATGCTCTGCGTAATATCAACTTCAAGAAAATGAAGGTATCCATCTATTGAATAAACCGCATCTGGTATAAGGGTGAAGTCCGGGAATTTGTATTTCACTTCGTTTTTCCAGTCCTGCGGGCATCCCAAGTGGATGTAATATTGATTCCGCAGCAAAATATGGTTTACTTTGTTTGTTCGCTTTCTTATTTTGTTGCTGTCAACGTATTCACGTCCCTTGGCATTGAGATAGTAAATCGTGTCTTTGTCTTCCCGGTATTTATTCACGTATTCATCGATATGAGACATGACACGTACCGCATTCCGGGCCGTTCCAAGAAAATGTAATTCCTGAAGCTGTGAACGGCTCAAAAAATCAAGCTGTTTTAAACTCAAAAGAATTCTTTCCTGTCTCTCTTTAAGCTTTCCCACCTCTTACACCTCCGGCTCTTCTATCTCGAAAAGAATTTCTTCTTTTTCTTCAGGTACAAGCATAGGCTTTTCTTTTTGGACATAGTTTTTATCAATGACATCGTTAATTTTGCTGTTGCTTATAAAAAACGTTTGTGCCGTCTGCCGTTTGTCGGCACTTTGCACAATGGCCCGACCTTTGATCTGCGGCAATTGTTCGGCTCCGGGGCTATCTAAGACGACGCGCGAAGCGATTTCTGTTGCAACCCTGAAAGATATCTTCGTATCGCTGTTCTGCTTCGCCTGACGGGGTATAACGTCTCCTGTAGGGTATTGGGTCGCCATGACTAAATGAAAGCCAAATGCACCCCCTAAACGCGCTATTTTCGATATATACGTTTGGCACTCTTGTTTTAATGCCTTTTCTTCTTTCGTGACAGCTTCATTAGGGTTCAATTCGCCCATTTCGTCGATGATAATGAAATGACGATCACGGATATTTGTTTCTTGAATTTTTCGCTTCCCTAAAGATTTCACCCTCTCGCGCATTTCCGCCATGGCAGCAGCCGCTTTTTTTAAAGCGTTTAACGTTTCTTCCGGCTCTAACGCCACCGTTTTTACTTGCTTCATGTTTTCATATCCTCCGAATTCCACGCCCCCTTTTAAATCCACGAGATAAAAATGAACGTGTTCCGGCTCGTTATAGGAAAGATTACAGATGATCATGTTGAGAAGGTTTGATTTTCCGTATCGTGTGGCTCCGCCTATGGAAATGTGAGGGCTTAGATTGAAGTCGTGGATTAAAATTTCATTTTTTGTTCTGCATTGGCCGACCGGGAAAGACATTCCATCCGTTAAACCATAATCAAATTCAATTTTTTCGGGCATCTTATCGTTATAGACGCGAATCTTTAACAAACCATCGTAAAACATCTCAATTTCGCCTGTATCTAGTTTTTTCTTAGTGCCTAGAGTGTTTATAGCCCCTTTTATATCCCGTTGCTTAAATCGCTCGATAGCGCCTTTAAAATTAATTTGTGTTCTTTTGTTTTTCAATCCGTTTTCTAATGCTGATTTTTTGGCGGCGTAGTCTTCGAATGACTTCCCTAAAGGAAGCCGATAACGATATTCGATCCCCCAATCGTAATTTACTTTTTTCACAAGCTGCGCGGTGTACGTGTCTTTCCCATCTTTGACATTCAACCCGGCAGCAGTGAATATTTTTTGGATTTTAGCCGAATCATTAACGCCGCCATTTTGCTGTAGTTTTGCATACACTGCAATACTCCCCATAATCGTGGTAGAAATCACTTCAAATATCATCGTCATTCCTCCTTCATCGACGCCACCCGCTGTTATCTTTACGAAGTAAAGACTTACAAACCGTCAGACACTCAAAAATTCCTCTTCAAGCCTTTTGTATTGTGGCTCTGAAATGTCTAACCATACAGTAACGATGCGCCGTTTTGTTGGTCTATGGTAAAGAATACTGCGGCTAGATTGTACGATATGACAAAAAGAATAAATAAAAGATCATCAGTCGGATTTGTGCCGGGATATATCAGCAGACATATAAAAAGGCATAAAAAAAGACCCTATACCGGATATGGTTAGGGTCTAAACAAGAGAATATGAAAATCTGCATTCCTGAGAAACCTTTAATGCTGAGGGTGTTTCCGCACCCGATATGTCCCATTATACACGATTTAACAAGAAAAATATAGTTACTTTGGGTTTATTTGGCTAGTCCGTTCTTTTTCAACACTTCTTTTTGCTGCTTACCTTTAGCGGTGACATAGTTATTTTTAAACCACGCTACCGCCGTTGTGATTGTAGTGAAGATCGTTGAAATGAAAAGCGTCTGTTCTTCTGCGGTTCCCGGTATTTCATAAAGTCCGGCACTAACTAAAAATTGGTTCACAACTGCAATGATTAATACGATCGTGCGAATGATTGTTCCGTTATCCATTTTCATGATTTAGACCTCCTTAACTGATACATATTTACTTGCCGCTGTGATATACAGGCCGGATTTAAGTTTGTACATCTTAGAGCCGCTAACAGTGACCGTTTTATCAATCGTGAAAGCTTCCCCTGGCTTAACCTTCTTATATTTCGCTTTCCAGTCCGCTTTGTCGTAAGTCCATAACCAACCATCAGAATTGTCTTTTACCACAACCATTTTTGTTTTCCCGGATGTTTTAGGCTTGTCCTCTTTCTTAGGTGCAGAGCCGCCGCTTTTCTTTTTCAGATTAAGGATTTCTGCGATACCTTCTGCATGGCCCTCAGCCACATCATTAAGGAAAGAGTCTTTTTTGAGCAACGCCGCTTCGTCTTTGTTGCTGATAAACAGGTTTTCGGTTAATACCGCAGACATACTTGTGTTACGAAGAACTGATAAATTAGCCGCTCTTTCCCCTCTGTCTTTTACTCCGTATTTCTTGATATGCTTGTAAATAGCATCATGTAAAACTTTTTGTTGTTTTCCGGTAGTGCTTGACGCGCTTACTTTTTCATAACGGAAAGTTTCGAATCCTTCTGCGTTTGTATTTGCTGCTGAATTGATATGAACGGAAACGAAAAGATCGGCTTTCGCTGCATTCGCTTTTCTAGCCCGGTCAATCAATTCATAAAATACATCTGAATCACGCGTTAGTTTAACTGTGATACCCTCGTAACTGGATGTTAAAATTGATTTGATTTTCTTGACGATTTTTAAAACAATGTCTTTTTCTTTGATTCCATTCGCTGCTGCTCCTGAGTCTTTTCCACCATGACCTGCATCTAACCATACAATTTTACTCATTCAAAATCACTCCTTTTGTTATTTTCCAAAGAAAAATTCCGCTAACGGTTTACCGATCGCTAATAACAAACCTGTTCCCCCAAATACAGATGTTGCGATAACGGAATACACATTCCATTTTCCCTTAGTGTTTTCGACTCTTACTTGGGTGTTCTCTTTAAGCGTGATAATATCCGTTGTGTGTTGCTGAATGATCTTATTTGATTCTTTTTGTTCTTTGGTGAACTCCTTAAAAGCTTCTTTCATTTCTTCGGTGTTCTTAGATATGTTCTCCATGTTCACCGCAAGCGGCAAGACAATTTCTTTCATGCTGCTCATTTCATGGTTGATATGCTCGATTTTTCGATCAAACTTATTTTCCATTTTTCTATGTTCTTTGTGGAAATCGTCCCATCTTACGAATCCTTTTTCCGCTCCCTGTGCCAAGCTATTCCCCCCAATGCAACAATAGCGATATTAATTCCAGCAAATAAAAGGTAACGGAATGGTTGTAAAAGCAATTCTGACGAATCGTATGAAGCTAACGCATAAAGCGCCATGAGGAAGAACCCCATGATTCCCGAAATGACGAATAACACATACTGAACTCTGTCTATTTCTATCAGTATTGCGACTAAAAAAAGAAGTGCATTCACAACGAAAATGACGCCCCATGTTGTAATGCTCATTAATTTATTCATTGTTTCGAATGTATCGAATTCATAAAGATACAATTCCCCTTGGCTGATAAATAACAACCCGGTTAAAAGCATGTAAAACATGACGACAAACGCTAACGCGTCTATCCTTGCATCAGATGTCTTTTTATTTACGTCAAACATTTCTTTTACCTCCATTGTTCACCCCCCTCTTATAAATCGATTCCAAAAGCTTTCTTTGTTGTTTGGAATACGCCCAATAACAGTATATAACAAAAAACCCCGCATTTGCGGGGCGTGGGTTTGTGTTACGATGTCGTGTTTCCGTCTGTCGTCGGTTCCTCTGCTGGCGGGTCTTCGGTAACGGGTTCTTCGGTTGTCGGTTCCTCTGTAGAAGGCGGGTTTTCCGGGTCTGTCGTCGGTTCCTCTGTAGCGGGTTCTTCCGTTGCTGGCTCTTCCGTTGTCGGTTCTTCGTTTTCTGGCGGCGGGTTGTTAGGATCGTATTCGTCACCAGTTATTTCTTTGTACTGTTCAGGTGTTATTCTAATGCCAACCACATTAAAAACTTGTCTTTTAGTCCAAAGGTTTTTGTCATAAAAATACTTGATATCTCTAAACCAATCAATCATTTTATTATCCTCCTATCGCTATCATGTAGTAAATGTCGGCAACTTTTTCACTTAAAATGTCTAATTCAGAAGGTTCGGGCGGCGGTGGCTGTAAACTGTCGATGTATTCTTGCGTAGCTGTTTCGCGCCATACCGATTTATCTTTATCAAACACTGGTTTATACATTCCGCTGCCGTCAGGATTAACCGGAGGGATATCTGTGTACCCTTCCGGAATATTATCGCCGTCATTGATAATCATATTTCCATACGGTACATAATTCATTTCATTGTCGTATTTGTATATTTGTTTCATTCGATAAATCCTCCTCTACAGTGCTTTAAATGAGAAATCAAATTTAATATAGTTCGTGTTACTGGATACACTTTCTACGATGACTTCCCCGGTAGATTTGTATGCAATCCGGGCAATCTGTGCCGACCCTGATGCTATTTGTATACACCCCATAGATCGCGGCGGCCGCATGTTTTCAGGTAGTGTAAAAACAGTCGTTCCAACAACGCCTCCTTTTGCTTCCCCTCGCACCCATACTGTTTTCGTTGCGTCAATTCCAAAAACTACATCTTCGCCGCCGTTGTAGTGAGACCAGCCGTTCTGCAAAGTCGCAACAGCCCACGAAAAGTTAGATACGTAAGTCTTGGCGTCAGCAAGCGCCTTATCCGCTTTTTCTTGCGCGCCATTCGTTGTTTCTTTAGCGTTCCAAGATGTGCGCTCATCAGCCGTGATATGCCGCGTAGTATCGCCGTTATGCTCATTAAATTCTATCTTACTCGCTTGTTGTACGTCATCTACATTCGATAAGCCAATCTGCGCTTTTGTTACCTTGTGAGGATTATCCGTCTTAGCTGCATGTTCATCCGTATAAGCCTTTGCGTTAGCTTCCGCTGTATCTGCCTTTTCTTGCGCTCCCTCTTTCGTTTCAATTTTGTCAAAATCAGAGAACTTCTCTTTTATTTCTTCCAGCATTGCTGTTTCTTCGTTGTACAACGATATGATTAACGCCTTTAAAGATTCGAAGTCATCAACGTAATATTCCGCGATGGGTGCGATATTCTGGTCAACAAGACTTTGCGATACTTCAAACCCAAATTTGTGTGCTGAGAGTGATTGTCCGTTCGTATATTTCAGAATAAGTTGACAGTTGAATTTGCCGTACATTTTGATTTCATCTTCATCTAAAACATACTCTGCGATACCTTTCAACGGATCAACTATCGTGACATCACGTATTCTCTGCTTACCGTTGGACGGAACGAGGATTACTTTTCCGGTCACGGCTGATAGTGGCAATGGGATTCCGTCCTTACGTAAATAAAATATCAACTTTGCCGTATTGATATCTTGCGTTGAAAATACAAAAGATGATTGGTAATCACCTTCTGTTATCGCGTTTATGTCGAATGCGTAAGAGCCATTTTTATAAATAGACAATATCGTTACCTCCCTTTAAATAGTCGCCACTTACATTAATTCAAATACCATTCAAAAATAATCGGGTACCAAGAATTTACATCAGGTGTAGGGTGCCGTGTGGACAATACTTTCACTTTTCCATTAGGTTGGATTTGACAAACGGCATTGTACCCTCCTGATGTTGGAATTGTAAAGGGCAGCACTCTATCGGGCGACCAATCAGGATAATAGCTTATATACTCTGTGTCCATAGTTGTTACGCCTTTTAGTTCAGCTTCTAGTCGTATTTTATTTCCTATTCTTCGTATTCTTGGTTTGCGTTCTGGAATGTAGGCAGTCGCGCCCTTTAATAATTCTATGTTCATCCATCCCGTATCTTTGCGAGATTGGTTTACGTTTACATCCAAGGAATATCCCAACATTCGATTATGCCGTACAAGAACAACGTCGGCGTTATTCACGACCTGAACTGCAACTAAATCTCCTTTGTATACACAGCACGATTCATTTTCAAAGTTATAGTTGTAAATATTCGGAATGAAGTTAGAAAACTTTTTATTGATCGCACTAGCGAGTGAGTCTTTTGTGTAAATATAGTAATTCAAAAGTTCCCCAGTTAGGTTGTACACGGATATAGCTGGTCTCCCGTTGCTTTTACCGTGTGACATGAATAGGAATCCATCATTTAAGGTCATACCTTGTACCTTCTCTAAATGAGGAATATAGTCTACAGTAAAATCAGTGTATAGAACGGGATTCCCCGACTTTATCGATTCCCAAGTATACACATAAGCATGAATACTGAATTGATTTACGGTTATCGATGCAAAATAGTATTTGTTAGCTGCATATTTACTGCTCACATTAGCTGAAATTAAATCCGAAAGTTCTCCTGTATCATAATTAAAAATATTATATCCGGGCGTTTTTGAAGCTTTAACGATAAAGCATAAGTTACCTTGGTCATTATAAAAAAATGACAGCCCCTCAGTATATGCGCCAGATTCTATAGGGATTGATTTTCTTTCTTTGAAACTACCTGTATCAAGATCGCGAATTTCAATTCTCAGTTCTGTTCCTTCATTTTCTTGTGAAGCAACATAGATTTCATTTGTCAGCTCGTTTATATTTGCAGATTGTGGCCAGAATAAAGCTTCTTCCCGCGCCTTAAATGTAGTCATCGCTTCAACATTATTCAAATAGCTTAAACCATCCTGCGAATTGGTTATTAATTCAACCGTCTTGTACATCTCTGCTAGTTGGTTCTTATTTGCTTCTAGTTGAGTCTTAATTTCTCCCTTATCTGCATCTAATCTATCCTTCAATACAGGATATACAAAACCATCATCGTCTACGCGCGCATCCACAACCTCTTTTATGTTAGTTCCATCTGCGTTTAAAATTAAATTGTTTATTCTTTTGGAGATGATATTGATTTGATCTAAAACGTTCGAACTTCCGAATTTGATTTGTTCGGCAGTATGCGTATGAGTATTGATTTTATATAACAAAGAATTCAACGCTTTTTCGATTGTTTCCATATCATTCTCTATTTCTGTCAGCATTCTTGCGTTGTATTGAGGATCGTAATTTCTATCTAATGAAAACGCCATTGTTCTCCCCCTCTATATTTGAATTGGACTTTCAGTATTTGGATTAGCAATCGTCATGGATAAAGCGAAACAACTACCGGGAACAATCGAAGTATCATTTGGCATTATCAACGTTCCGCTTTTGGCAAACCCTATAGTCAATTTGTCGCTGCCGTCTCCGCCCATGTTGAATAATGATCCGACCGATACGCCAGCACCTTTTAGGTTTATATCTTCTTCGATTGATACAGATAACAAACTGAAATACCCTGATTTGAAATAAATGAGTAGGTTTTTTCCATCAACTTGAACTGATTGAACAAAATCCTTTTGTGAAACCACCGCTCTGTCAGAAGTTGTAACTCCCCACGTTACTCCGTTATACTCGAAAATAATTGTTTTTACGGAGGTTTTAAGCTGAATGTCAGGATTGTTTTCAGTATAAAGCGAAGTGCCGTACCCTATATATTCCGCTTTGCTTACATTCTCAGAAAATTCATTTACTTTATTTCCTAAATCGCTTACCCCTTGACTTACTTCTACATATCCTTCACTCGCTTTTCTGGAAACACTTCTGATGTAACGTTGGGTTTGGCGATTTCTCAAAATTTCCTCTGCTTGCATGGTTGTTAACTTTTTTTTGTAGCTAACGAAAGTGAGTTGAGGTTTTTCTGTATCGTCTAGTGGGTTGTATTTTTTCTCGATAACCCTTACTTTTTCTTCGTATTTGATATTTCCAAACTCCGGGCCAGAATCAACAAGAATTTTTATTGTATCCCCTGTCCCAAAACTTTCTTCAATGCCATCTAAAACAGGGTCTTTATAAGTGTTTAAATCTAATTCAACGGTGACATTAGGGTAAGGATTAACATATTTTTTTAAAGCTTCAATCATACTCGATTCCTTCGTATATTTCTCATCTTCAATAGGAGGGCCAACTATCGGCCTACCTTCGACTAAAAATTTTTCTTCATCAGGATGTACATACTCGACCTCAACTAAATATTTTTTGGTTTTTTCATCGTATTTCCCGTAACCTTTAGCGCGTGTGTAACATTCGTCAGCATCAATCTGTATTGATAAACCTTCGACGTTTTTTAATCCGTCAGCTATATAATTAACGTTTTTTCCTCTATTTTTAAAAACGTATATATGTGTGTTATCCACTTCCAACTCGACGCCATAATCTGAAACGATTTCATCTATAAGCGAAGTCGAATTGTTATTGCCGAAGTTTTCTTGTTCCACACTTCCGATTGTTTTTGCATTCGGCATAATTTCATACGTGAATCCACTCCCGCTTAGAGCATGAGAAAATGCTTTATCTAGAGATATTGACCCAGTTATGGTACTTCTTACTTGGTTGTAATTAAGCAACCATACAAAACTATGAACCGCATTGACATCTCTAGACCATGTTCCCTTTGCCCATTTTCGAGAAATGGATGTAATTATATATTTTTGTTGTTTGAAAGATTCTTCATCTACAATTAATGTATTTCTCGCAGCTAACAAATTATAAGCTAACGAATTGTCCGGGGTTAGTGTCATCGAAAAAGAAATTTCTTTCTTTCCGCTCACGGGATCTGTCAATGATGGTTTTATGTTTATTAGTTCATATATTTCTGAACTAGCGCGATTTTTAATTTTGATTTGATTGTGATTGCTGTACAAATAATCGCACCCCCTTAATTTAATACAAGTAGTAAAATTTAGTGTTGAATTTGACATCTATAGATGAAGCATTAGATATTTCAAAAACATTCCAGCCAACTTCCAAACTAGGGAACCTCCCGGTTACATCTATCCCGGTTCCATTCAATAATGTATATTGTCTCATAATTTTGACGGTCTGTGTGTTGGTCAAGGTTCTTGTGATAATCATAGATTCTTCTGTGGTTTTATTAGTGATTTTTATATTGCTGCCAGCTAATTTCATATCAACAAAATAATCGTGAACAGGCGGCATGATCCTTACATCACTGCCGTTATACACTTCAAATTTATTTGTGGTGAATCTGTATTTGATGCTGTCCACAGCCGGAATGTTCATTCCGAAATTCCAATTTTCTCCCGCTAAATTATAATCATAATCAGTCGAATGAACTGATTCAGCTAAACCAGTTATACTTTTCAAATTAATCTCAACGTGTTTCCAATCGGCTATACCGTCTTTTTCGATTGTTTCCAATGCATCCCCCGTAACTTTCCATCTTTTGTTTGGTGTGTATGAATCTGTAATGTAATACGGGGTTTTTCGAGAAAACAATTTGTAAATTGAATGAAGCATCAAAGGGAATTTCTCTGGCCTTCTTGCATCAGCAAAGATAATTATTTTTATGTTTCTTGATTTGTACCTCAAAATTGGTGAGGTTTGGATTTCTCCATCCACGCCGACCTCTTCACTTACTTGCCTTTCAATTACAGGTGCATCAGGCGTGAATTTCTCGATTCTTTTTACAAAAGGCAATAAGTCGAAAATTGACTTATTGCCTTCACCTGTGTTTATAAATAAATCTCTCATTTACACAACCCCATTCTTGAAAGCTTCAGCTTTTACACGTTTTCCTTGTATTCTGTCCACATCCTCTACTGGAAGTACAAATTGATTATCGTTATCCGCTATTTCTCTTAATATTTTTACCGCTTGCGTTAAAAGCGTATTTGTTTCGTCCATATTGGCGATAGGCGCGGCCTGTCCGCTTCTTGTCGCTGGCGATCCATTATCATTACTCATGAATCCGTTAGCGATTCCAGCGTTAGCCCAATGAGTATAAGCGTTTGCGCTGCCGTCTTCAGGTATGACCCATTCAGCGACGCCCGGATTTTCAGCAAGCCATGCCAATTGTTTCCCAAATACTCTGCCGCCGTTCTCATAACCCTTGTAAGGGCCGCCCGCTGCAAGCGAACGAAGTCCCGGCGTATTCATTGGCGTTCCGTATCGGTGTTTAATGTATCGAATGGCAGCAATCGCGTTATCAATCGGATTCATGATATTTCCGTGACCTTTCATTTTGAAAGAGTCGAACGTCGGTTTGATCGTCTGCATAAGACCCATAGAAGGTGTACCGCGCTTCCAGTTGATATCCCATTTGTTAATAGTGGATGACCCTGTACGTCCGCCAGATTCTCTCATAGCGATCGTGATAAGTGGTTCTATCCAGCTTGTAGGGCTTTTTGTGATGGCAACCGCTTGTGCAATCCAAGACTTGACGTTCCCCGGCGCGTTGCTGTCGCCCAAGAAACTGAAGTCTGACAACTTGTCTTTCAAGTAGGAAACCCCGCCATCGACTAATTTCCCAAGGATTTGAGGCGTTGCTTTTGCTATGGCTGGAATCTCCGGCATGCTGAACCCGGTCATTTCTAAACCTTTCTTCAGTAGCTTTTTAGGGTCTGTGACATAACCCCATAATTCCTCCGCCTTATCTTTGACGTAATCCGCGCCTTGTTTCACTTTGCTTCCGACCCATTGCGCGCCCTGTTTGACCTTGCCGCCAACGAATCCAAGGAAATCGGAAATGCCTGAACCATCGCCATTTTTGTACATCGGGATGCTCTTCATAAGTGTTTCTGTATCTTTACCTGATAGAACCTTTGTTCCTGCTGGGGCATTCGGTACAAGTGTATCTGTCGCCGGGCTTAGGAATGTCGTTCCGTCAGGATATTGAACAAGCTCTTTTTTACGTCCGTCTCCGACGATCATAGGTCCGCCGGGGTGTCCTCCGGTACCTTTCGCATACTGCGGCGGTTCCCACTTCTTAACGCGGCCGACTTTCTTAGGTACTTTGAGCGTGTCTAGTACCCAGTTGATCCCGCCGATGACGCCATTAACACCTAACGCAAGTTTCTTATTCATGGTATTCGCTAGGCTCTTAATGCCGTCGCCGACCTTACTAGCCATTTTCTTGATACCTGAACCAATTCGTCCCGGCAATTTCTTCGCGAATTCGACAATATCATCAAATTTTTTCTTGATTCCATCTTTTACCGATGTGAAAATTTTAGAAATACCATTTTTCATGTCGGTGAATTTTTTCCTAGCACCGTTCCACATGTTTTTCGCAGCATTCACGACGGAATCCTTAATTTTGTTCCATATACTTGTAAAGAAATTCTTTGTATCTGTAAAAATTTTCTTGCCAGTGTTATATAAGGATTTAAAAAAACCGACTACTTTAGATACCATGAATTTAACTGATGCAATGACCGCGTTTTTAATTGCGTTATATATTGCTTGTATTGTATTTTTCATGGCATTAAAGATTTTAACGGCGTTTGTTCTAATGTTGGCGAACCATTTGATGATACCCGTGAACATATTCCAAACAGCCTTGACAGCATTTATCGCGAGATTTTTCAAGAATCCGAGTATTTTTACGACCATATCAGAAATGAATTTATTCGCTTTCGTGACTCCCGTTTGGAATAAAGTCGGAATCTTAGTCCAAAAATCTTTAAGGAATGTCAATCCTGTTTTTACTAGAGACTTAATACCTCCAATGATCTTACCGATAAAGAGCAAGTTTACGAGGTTCCAAACGAATTGGATCGCTCCGGCGAACAATTGTTTGATACCCTGCCACATTTTCGAAAAGTCTCCGGTGAATAACCCGGTGAAAATGCGAACAAGCCCCATGATGATATTAAGTGCGCCGGATATAACACCTTTGATATTGCCCCAAACGCTTTGGATAATGGCTAGGACAACGGGCATGACAAATTTAATAATCGATAATATAAAATTAAAGACATTTTGCGCCGCTTGCATGATCTGCTGACCGTCTGTGTTCCAAAATCCGATGATTTTCGCTAGGGTTTCCTGCACGAATCCGACAACCGCATCAAGTGCTGGCATGATATACGGGCCTATTAAATCCCATAATCCTGAGAAAAACCCGCCTATCGCTGAAGCGAATTGTTTGAATACCCCAATAGCGGTAGACATATAGGATTTGAGCGTACTGAACAAATTAACTATGTTATTAATCTGATTTTCGTTCAGTCCCAACTTCTGCAATAGGTTTACGCCTGTCTTTTCATCACCTGAAGCGAGGGCACGTACAGCCGCAAAAGCGTCTTTGACTTTGTTTAGAGCAACGAACACATGGTTTATTTGCTGATCATTCAGACCCCAACTTTCCAGCAAATCAGATATCTTCTGATTATCACCCGAAGTGATGGCATCCAGTGTTCTTTTCGCATTGTTGGCGAAGTTATTAATAGCTGGCATCGCTTGTGATTGCAGCGGGATAAGGAAAGAACCATTGAACCAACGCCATAGACCTGTGAAAGCCGCTCCGATGTTATCGAAGTGAATTTCATCAATCTTTTTCATCGTGTCGGCAGTCATGTCGCCCGACTTTTGCACGTTATTCATAGCTGCAATCGTGTTTTCTTCGAGGTCTTCATACATCGTACCGAATAGGTTAACGGCAGCCGTGTTTTTGACGGTTTTGTCATTTACTTTTTGCAGCTTATCGAATACGGTTTGTAGTGCTTTTTGTGCGGTGTCTCCACCCTTCGCAAACATCTCTTGCATTTCTCCGGCGTCAAGACCTAAATCGTTGAAAGCTTCGTTCGTAGTATCTGATCCATCTTTAACCCTGATACCGAATTCTTTAATGGCGTCACCGACTTTATCGAGGTTAAAAGCCCCGGCGTCCGCTCCCGCCTTCAGGACATCGAACATGCCGTTAGCGTCATACCCTAATTGTTTGAAATAAACAGAGTATTCCCAAAATGTATCCAGCATGTCGTCGGCGTAATCAAGACCCTGCTGCTGCCCTTGCGCTAGTAAATTGAACGCCTGTTCGGAGGTAATTCCGAACTGTTTCATCATGACATTAACGGTTTTCATGCTTTCAGGTACTTCGTATCCGAATTCATCACGGAATAAAAGCGCTTGTTTCGTCGCGTCCTCTAGTGCTTTCCCTGAAAGATTTGTCGTCTGTTCAATACGAACCATGGCATCGGCGATATCAGAGAAGCCTTCTCCGTATCCGCCTTTGTATACGTTCATAATGTTATTGCGGAATTTAGCCATTTCCGCATTCGTGGCGCCTGTTCTGATCTGAACATTGTTCATAGTCTTCTGGAGGTCTATACCACTTTTAACAAAACCGACAAGGCCGAGGACAGCGCTGCCTACAGTGGAAGTAAAAGCGACAACGGCACCTATCGCACCTTTGAATCCAAGGCCTGCCGCTATTCCTCCCGCTTCAGCTTCGTTTCCGGCTTCTGTCCCGGCTGCACCTACCTCCGCCAAGCTTGCGCCTGTCCGATCCGCTTCGGAACGTAAGCCGCTTAATGATTCGTTGTTCAATTCCCCGACACTTCCGGCGGCCCTAGTCGCGCCGCTTGTCACTTCAGTAAAACTTGTCTGATCGATTTCGCTTTGAAGTCCTGAAAGATCGGCTGAATTTAAGCCGCTTAACGCCTGTTCTGAGCGGTTTATCTCTCCGATGAGGTTACGGAAGTCAACTTTGTCCAAATCGTCTAGAGAACCTTCTACACGCGATATTTCACGTATCATGCCATCGAAGGCGTCAGCTTTCCCCAACTCTTCTAGCGAGCCTTTTGATTTAGACAACTCTTTCTGAAGGTTTTTCATGGTATCTTTGCTGACTTTTCCTGTTTGCTCAAATTCCTTTTGTACATCATCAAGGGCAGAACTCAATTCTTTGAATTCGTCTGCTTTTCCGGAATTAGCAAGGGTTTTATTCAGGCTTTTCAGCCCTTTGGATAAGCTATCAAGACCCCGGTTCGCTTTATCGACGGATTTTTCCGTTTGTGTTCCAATTTCTTGTAAGCTGTCTACGGCTGAATTGATTTTTTTCTTAAAATCGGATACGACCGCGATAAACTGCGCCTTGATCTCCCTTACCGTTCCATTCATGCGTTATCCCCCTTTCTTTAGCTGCTGTTTCTCTTGAATCATGGCGTCTGTTCTCGCTTTTAAGTGCTTCATTAACGCATCATTCGTTTCAAAACGCTTTGATTTCTGTTCCGGTGGCGTCGATTCATTTACCGCTCCGGTGTTTTGGTTCTTAGGCTCAATACTTTTGATGAAAGCTTTTCTCTGTTGTTCTGGCGCGAATGGATGCGAATTCATCCGCGAAAGGAAATCAAGCCAAATTCTTCCCTCTTCTGATTTCGCTTTATTTTCTTCCCTCTCCCTGTAGTAAAGAAGATGCTGCAAAGCTTCTGTGAAGGGCGTGTTTAATACTTCTGTACGCCCTCCAAGGATTGGGGAAAGGGTAAAGATCATTCTTTCGAAGAAGGTTCCACCGCTTCCGTTGTTTGTCGTTGATACGCTTCTTGTACTGACGTTCTGAAGCTGCTTGCCACGGATTTTGCTAGTCCTGATAGCTGAGACTTCGCCAAGCCGAAAGACTTTTTTAAGCGGTCACTCATAGCCCCAAAATCATTTTCTTTAACAACTGCGTCAAAGACATTGCACAGTTCTTCAAATGCTTGATCTTTTAAAATATCTTCCGGGATTCCTGAAAGATTAGACAAAATTTTCATAGCTTGCTCCGGTAGCATAACTGCGATCGTTTCAAAAGAACCAACTAATACGCGACCGATTTTTGAATAGTCATTTAAAATACTTTGCTCTTGATCTGTTCCTGCAAGGTTGAACATTTCGGCTAAAGCCGTGCTGATCGCTTCGTTTTTCGCTGCAATTTGTAAAATTTCGTTGATTTCTTTGTTTACCTCGATCAACTTGAATACACTCGCTTTTCTAATGCGGTATTCTTTTGTTTCCTCTGTATTTTCTCCGTATACAATAACGTTTACTGTAGTCGCCATTTTTGATATCCTCCAATATGTTTTATTCGCCCGTGGGCCTTACCTCTATTATAAATCCTTATACCGTGCCTGTGTTCGCGCTGCGTTTATCACTTAATCAAACAAAAAGCGACGGAAAATACCGCCGCTTTCACTTTTTATGCTCCTGAACCTGCATTCTCTAGCGCAGATAAACGATCGAGAATGTCTTGGTATTGCTCCGCAGTTACAACTCCCGGCTTCCCAGCTGGACCCTGTGGGCCTGTATCTCCCTTGTCACCTTTAGGCCCTTGTGGACCTGTTGCCCCTGTGTCGCCCTTGTCGCCTTTTGGTCCTTGTGGACCTGTCGATCCGGTATCACCTTTTGGTCCTTTTAAAGATGCAAGCCACTCTGTTTCGGTTCCAGTAAATCCGTTGTTTACTGCTACCTGATAGGCAGATGCTCCGTCTTCCCCTTTAATGCTTGATACTCCTGAAAGTTGTACAGGCATTGGCGAATTCACCCCGATCTCCACTGGATTTCCGTCAGCGTCATAATACTGCGGTAATGCTACTGTTTTTCCAAAAACGGTTGTCGTTAATACGTCTTTCTTTACTTCGGCCATTATTGACCCTCCTTATATTGATTTATCATTCTGTCGATTCTTAGAGGTCATATAATGACGTAATTCCCCCACTCAATCCAGTATTGATGGCTGGAAGGAGGAAGCTGGAGAAATTACGCTGTTTGCTCCGGGCTTGGTTCTGCCGCTGCGTTAGGATCAATTGGTCCGATGTAGAAGAAGTTACTATCTTGTGTAAAGTCAGCACCTTCACGCGGGAACATTGTTAATTCAACCGCTGTGCTTCCTTGTTCCATGTTGTAAGCTTTATTAAAGTCGCCTGTAGACGCCATTTGATAAATAACGATATCATAATCTTTCGTATCGTACTGGCGTGGATGGATCGTTACTTTAACCGCTTTTTCTTTCATTGAAGCGCCGACTCTTAAATCCGTAAGACCGACGACTTTATTTGATGTAGCGTCTGTGATTGGTTTAGAAGCGGCAAGAGCCAAACGGAATACTTCGATATCATCCTGACCGATAGAAAGCGTCAATGTGCCTTCATATCCAGTAATACGGCGGTCATGAATTGTTTCTCCTGTATCAGCGAACTGAATTTCAGCAAATTGTGGCGTCAATGTAACTTCTCCGCCTTCTACTTGCAAATAGTTCTTACCGTCAAATTCGATTTTCGTGCCATCGCTGTATTCGCATGTGATTGTAGCAACTCCAAACGGTACTTTTGTAATATCGTAAGCCATTTCTTTATTCCTCCTTAGATTATGCGTAGATTAACGCGTAAATTAACGCTGTATTCCATAACATCATGATCATTAACGCCGATTCTGATAGGCTCAGACGTGCATTCGACTTGGTATAGCTTGTACGTGTCTTCGTCTTCTGTCACCGGGTCTTTGATAATGTCGGAATTCAGGTGAAAAAACTTAGCCAAGCGTTTTGCCGCTCTTTCTGCTAGTTGCCAATCGCTTGATCGAATGTAAATCATGTATTCGGGGTATCTCATTTTGACATCATCAAGACTTGGCGCCGCTCCCGTTTCGTCGTAGACGATACCCTGTTTAATTTCCTGCCCTTTTGTTTCTTCTGCGTAAAAGAAATTTACCATCCATTCTAATTCAGGAACGACGCCTTTCGCTTGATTCATTAAGAATTCAGATATCATTTTTGATCAATCCCCTAACAATCTATCAATAATACGGGCGTTCATTTGTTCGTAGTCTTTTTCTGTCGCTTGTATAGCCCGTACCATATACTTACGACCGGGCATCTGCCCTCTCCATGTTGCCTTTCCGCGTGTCCCGGCTCCGCGACCGTTAATATAATAATTGGGAAACTTGGCCCCATTATCGTATTTATCGCGTGACCCGCTGGAATACGGGGCTTCATGTCGGATAACAGCGTATTTGCTGTTGGCTCCGCCTGTGACTACGATTGCATTTCCTTGTTTCTTGGCGCGATCGAAAGAGATAGTATCCTCTAGATCGCCTGTGTCGTGCGGTGCAAGGGCTTTCGTCCCCTCTTCGACCAACATCCCGTATTTCGTCATTTCTTCAATCACGATATTTTCGAATTCGTCTCCCGCTCGCTTCAGTAACTTTTCCAGTCCGTCTAAACCGTTCCACTCTACTCTAAAATGATCTTTAGGCAAGGTAAGCAGTCCAATAATATTCTTTTGTCCCAGCTAGGTTATAGGCTGCATCAACTGAAATAACCTGACCTTCTACCTTCTGACGGCCTTTAGGCTCATACAGCACCTTCATCATATTATCTATGGGCGTCTTAGCTGGAAGATCAATTTCAATCGAAGCTACATACCTTTTTCCGTCGCTTCCTTGTATCTCCCTTGTGGTATACGATACCCGGCATTTCGTTACAATTTCCTTGTATTCAGCGGGTCTTCCGTATTTATCCTTTAGAATATCCCCGTTCGCATCACGAACAGGGATAGATAATTTGATTGTCTCCCGCATCGGTGGCCGTGGCATTAGCAAAACCTCGCGAAACCGGGATTTATTTTCTTGTTGATGATGCTTACCACTTCAGGAGATATAGAACCGCCCGAACCATTGCCGGAATCAAAGCTAACAGAAACGCCTTTAGTGCTGAAAGAGGAAACTCCATGACGTTTTAATTTGGCGTATTCCTCGTCATCCCCCTCTAGCATGTAAAGCGTCTGTATGGCTGCAATACGATCATTCAAGAGTGATTCACGGTAGACATCCTTCAAAGCTTCAATCGCGGAGAAAACAGCCTTCTCTTTCGTCGCTTGGTCTAAATCTGTATAGACCTGTGTATTATTAAGCTGTTGTAAGTACGCGTCTACGCTTGCGAAGTCCATGCGCTCACCCGCTTTTTATTAGTCTTGCTCGCCGTCTTCAGTAGGAGCGGCTTCGTCTTCCTGTTCGCCATCTTTTGCAAGGGCAGCGATCAATTCCTCTTTATTCATTTGGCTATACCCTTCGATATTCGCCATTTTCGCTTCTTCTTTCAGTTCTTTAACGGTTTTACCACTTAATTCTGTTTCGGAAGTCGCTTCAACTTTATTTCCAAGGCGTTCAGCTTGCTCCGCAGTCAATTCGATTGTTTCTCCCGCTTTAAAAACTTTTCCATCTTGTACTAAAAAAGCGTTATTTGTAACTGTGTATTTAGGCATTTGGAATCCTCCTATGATTTTATTAAAACAGCAGGGTCGAAGCCCTGCCGCTTATTAAACTGACAAAATGACGATAGATTGAGGACGTACAAGCGCCGGGAATGCTGTTTCGCCGACTTGGACCGCTTCTTGTGGCGGGTTTCTTTTCACTTCAGTTTGAACAAAGATACCTGTATCGTAGTTTTTCTCAGCTACCGGACCAATCATTGTGTTTCCAAGACCTTCACCAAGGAAAACAACTTTGTTATCTGCTAAAAGTTTTACGTTTTCGTATTCGCCATCTTTATTTTTAACAGGGACAACGTCATCGTTAACGACGATAGGTGGGAAATCCAACGCCGCAAATACGCTGTTGACATTTTCGCGCGTCATAAGCTGCGCGACGTTGTTATTTCCGTAGAACTGATTACGAATTTGTTCATTTCGAAGAAGGTACTGTAAAGTAACCCTGTTCAAATGTGTTTCCTTCGGACTTTGTTGATTGTTCGCATCGCGGTAACGTTCAAGAGCTGCTTGAATGTCTGTTAACGGCGTAGATGTTGGATCGCTCCAAGGTTTTGTAACATCAATTTTGTTTTCTGAAGGAATACCGAAATCGATGTTTAAATGAATGTCATTTTGATAATCGTCATACTTCAAAACGCCATTATATAGAACCTGCGCGCGCATAAACTCTTCTGTAGAATAAACACCTTGAACTAATTCATCTGTACTGGCATATACATAGTCAAGCGCCATGTCACGTTCTTCGTCATCGCGCGGCTTAGTAAAGCGAAGGATTTCACGTTCATCAAGACGGAAACTTGTCTGAATCTTCGCGACTTGACCATACACTTTTTCAAGTTGCTTTTTGTCAACTAATGGAGCGGCAGCGTTGAATCCAGTGATAGCAGCCATTGGCGCGTATACACCGTTTACAACGTTGTAAGTGAAATCGATATCTTTTGTTGTCTTTTGCGGCAAATATCTACTTAAAATAAATTCCCTTTGCGGTGGTACGTTTTCTACATATCCCTGAAACTCAGGGTTTTGAAACTGATCAAGATCAAGAATAGCCATTTATTTTTTCCTCCTTAAATGTCGAATACTAAGCGGCCTTTAGTCGCTTCTTTGAATGTGTCTGTAACCCCTGTACAACGTGATTCAAGCGGATGTCCTGCTGCTACAACGCCAACGATAGGGTTTTGACCTTCATACACTCTCACATCATGAGAGGTCAATCCTGCGCCTTTTGCCGTTGCTGGTGTACCGCCGTTCCCGTCTGCATCTTCCGCAGCCCAAGGAAGGCCTAGCCCGTTGTCGCCGATATATACCGCTGTTCCCGCTTTGACTACCTGTCCCGCAGGAAATGCTGAAGCATCAAGAGTCAATCCGGCCGTTTTATATTCAAGACCTACTGTATTCCGCAAAAACTCGACGTTTCCGCCGATGATTGTATCTCTACGCGGTTGTAAATTCATAATTATTTATCCTCCCTTTTATGTCTTGCTAACGCTCTTTGCTTACCCAGTTCATAACGATCCACTTTAGGTGTTGGATTGCTCTTTTTATTAGTTGAACCGGGAATATATGAAGTTGTTCGTCTTGCGGGTGTTTCCGCTTTTTCTGCACCTTCTTCATCCTGAGACCCGAAGTATTGAGGAAATTTATTTGCCACTTCCCCAAACAGTTCTTCAAGGTTTGCAGGATCACCGTTTTCATCCAGCTCCACTTTAGATGCCGGAATAAGAGCGGCTGAAAGTTCTGGATCAAAACCGTTACCCATTGCATACTCTTTGATTTCTGCGCGGTTTGCTTTCTCCTGCGCCTGTTGAATGAGTTGGTTTTGTTGGTCAATCTGGGCTTTTAACGTTGACAGTTCATCATTACCGCCTTCGTCGTCTTGTTTAGAAGGTTTGTCCTGTTTCTTAGACTCTGAACCTTCTTTAAAACGTTTTTGAACAGCTTTCCGAACTGCCGCCTTCTTGTCTTTCTCGTGTTGATCCTTCAAATGCGGGAATTTCTCAAACAATTCCTCTAACGATGCAGGTGTTTCATCGTCCTGCCCGCCGTCTGCCCCTGCGCCCGTTCCGCCTTCTCCTTCATGTTCCGCTCCGTCTCCTGCTCCCCCGTCGGCCGAATCTGCGAAGAACTGAAGATTGATGCGTAACAATTCGGATTTATCTGTAAAGAAAATGGATTCGGACTTTTCAAGGCCGATAACATCATTTGATTTAATCATAGTCTTGCTCCTTTCACTCCGTAAGGTGGAGGACTCCATGTCTCATGGTGCTTTTAACGTCTTCACATGGTTCGGACAGAAATCTATACGTCTAGTGGTCTATACCAATGAAATTGCCGCTGCCGGAAGCGGCGTGTTTCACTCGGCTTTTATAAATCGTTTACGATATCCGTAAGTTCTTTTATGTGGTCTAATACATCTTTTGCGTTTTCGTTAATGGGTGGTTTACCCTTTGAGTTTGCATCTTTTTCAGTAAGATAATAATATACTGTTTCTGCTTCAGACTCACTTAAATCAAAATCATGCATGAAAAAATCAATAGTCTTCGTTCTTTTCTCCACTGCTTTTTTCACTTCGTCCATTTGTATGTTGAAATTAGGAACAGATTGATTTTTCTTCGCTTCTGCGCTCCACTTTTCAAAATGCCGCGCTCCGTTCGGATGTTCGCTTTTGTCAGCAAATGGATTGATAGGCGTAATTACCTCTCCTTCTTCAAGACATACCATATTGCTACCACTCACGTATCCTTTGTATGGGCCGACATCTATCCTTTTTATATTTCCTAATCCAAGAGGATCGGTATTGTAACAATTTTTTATATGATTAATTGCAGTCCTCGTGTTGTCAACCGGGTTTGGTCTATCCATTTCGTCGGGTGGTATCGGCTGCCCTTGTCCCGGTTCCTCTTCGGGCTGATCAGGCGTCGGGTCGTCCGGTTCCGGTGTTGGAACAGGTTCTTCCGGTTGTTCATCCCGCTCAAACAATTCTAATTCGCCATTTTCAAGCGTTCTTTGAATAGCGCCGTCAAAGTATTCATATATCTTTTGTGCTTCTTTTGTATCAAGATTCAATCCGTCTTCGCTCATGTATTCCATGAAGTCAAACAAGAAAGACTTATGCTTGATAGAAGAATACCTATCCCTCGCTAACAATTTAGTGCCCGCTTCGAATGGGCTAATTTTCACTCTACCCATTTTGAGCATCCTTTCGTTCTGCTTCAACTGCTTTCTTGACCAATTTATAACAAGGTTCGTTTATCTCTTCCTTTAAAATTTGATATATCTGATTCGGCGATCCACATTCCGGCTCCATATCATTAACAAGAGCAGAAAAAACAGTTTCGCTTTCCTTATCATCCAATTTTCCGAACGACCCAATTAAAGAAATAGCGTTTCTTTTTGTTGCTTCTTTATCGTCTTTTTCGTCATACAAACCTATTTCTTCTTGATTATGCGGAGACAGTTTGCTGGCAACATGATCATAAAAGAAATCGTATATTTTCTCAGCTTCCAAAACGTCGAGTTTAATACCGTGTTCCTTCGCCAGCGAATGCATGAATTTATACATGAATAATTCATGTTCTATACGCTCTCCCGCAAGTAATCTATTAGCCGCGTCTAATGTGCCAAACTTTTTCATTCCCATTTTGAATATCCTCCTAAATTTGTCGTATTGCGCTTCTATATTCCGCCTGAAGCTTCTGCCAGCTTTTGCTGTTCGCCCGCTTCATTCGTCTATAGGCTCCGATCGTCTTAGGTGCTTTATCTCCTAGTGCTACCTTAATTTTAGCATATTGTTTCTTCTCTGTGTTGGCCCTGCGTCTAATAGCTTGTTCCTTCTCATATGCCTTTTTATTGGCTGCGGATCGGTCGTCTTTTTCGGGGTTCCACCGCTTCCATTTGTCCTTTTCCTTCTGTATTTCCTGCTGCGTTTTGAATTCCGTCATGTACGGGCGGATAGTGTGCTGGCAGTTAGGATGATACGGTGGCAACTTCACAGATTTATCTTTGATCGATTTGAATCCCGGCACACTCCCGGATATGCAGATAACCATTCCCTCATACTTGGCGCATGTCTTGCATGTCGGGGCGTGCGTATCCACTTGAACGAGTTTAACGCCGTTCTCGACATAACGATTAGTAGCTCCCTGTGTGTTCGCTTCCCTCATTTTAGTGCTTACCACGGTGTTACAGTAAAAATCAAGCGGCAAGCGGCGCATAACACCGTTTTTATCCTTCTTAGATATGGCCGTCAGGCCGTGTTTAATAAATGACTGCTGCACACGCTGTGATACAACCTTGGATGAATCGCCAACTATAAGACCTTTTGCGATATCCTTCTTAGCCGCTTTCACCGTCTCCTTTATGTTTACCTCTGCTGATTCTTTCGCCTTGGATAGAGCGGTCAAAAGATCGTCCATCATGTCTCCTGCGATAGCCTGAACCGCTTCTAGATGTATCTTTTTACGGAACCCCTTGGCGACCATACCGCTCCTTGTCAGGGCCAGCCCTCCGGTTACTCCCAATCCAGCTTCAGACAAAAGGGCAGACGCTTCGTCCACCCCTTTAAAATAGTTATTTGTCGTGAAATTAGGGATGACGTCCTGAAATGTCAGACCCAAGCGGTCAAGCGCCTGTTTTATGGCGTCTATAAGCGCTTGTGACTTATTATCATCCAGCAAGTCTTTCGCCGTTATAACACGGTTCATGATCTCGCTCACTGTTTCCTGAATGTATTTGAGTATTTGTTCCTGTGTCATCGAATCACCATCCGAACATTCTTTTTATGCGTCGGAAAACACCGGCCGCCGAAGCTAAAATATATAACTCAGGCGGCATAAGAGAAAAGATTGACCCTATACTCATGCTATTGGCTCCCCCTCTTTTTCAATCTCTTCGTTTTCCTCTGCTGACGGTTCTTCTTCTGTGTCGCCTTCTTCGATAATATTGCCGTCTTCATCCCGGTTATCATTCATTTGTTCAAACGTTTGATTAATTCCCATGAGTGACGATGTATCTGATCCCGCTTGTTCTTCTTCGATTCTTGCGATCTCTTCTTGAATCCAATCCTCTGAAGCGTCCGGGTTCATGCGGCGTACTGTCGTTTCGAGTGATTGCCCTTGCTTAGATGCAGCATAAGCGGCCATATTCTCTGCAACTAACTCCGCTCTAGGCTTCAGGATCATGTCTTGCGTTTCGATGTTCGGTTCTTCAATTCTGATACTACTGTCTTGATCATTAAGCAGCCACAAACAAGACTCATATAGTTCCTTCAGGAAGTCGATGTATTCTTTTTGTAGTCTGCGTGATTTCAAGATCGTTGTCAGTAAGTCGTAGAATTTTGCTACGCCTGACTGCGCCCCGCTTGCCCCGCCATCTAAATAGAAGTCGACTGCCTTCTCAGATGTCTGCGTCTCAATAAGCATAAGTTTGATAAGGTTCTTTACGTGGTCCATGTCACCGATCTTAGATATATCGATTTGGTGAATCTCCATAGAGCGGCCGTTTTCATCGAACGTTGTGATCTCCATATCTCTGTGATCGATTCTAGGCGTCATCATGCTTGCTTCTTTGGCAGAGTGACCGTCTCTTTCGTAGGCAATATTAAGGAGCGTATCCATCATTTCTTTTGTAATGGAAATACGCGGCTTTCCGTTCTGCTCGTATATGACGGCGCTGCGGGTAATCGTCCAGTTTATTTCATCCTGTTTGCTCTCTAGGTTATCGAGTGCAGATATCCCGTAAGGGTTCATGAATGTTTCGTTATTGGCCCAATAAGAAATAAAAGGACGGTTACGGCCCGGATAAAAGTTTTCTAATGGTCTGTCATCGGGGATATTTAGGACTTCACGAATTAATTCTTCCCCTTCTAAATCCTCAGCGCCTTCGACATTCGTTACTAACTCGCCTTTTTTGATCTCTTTTTTTACATCCCCTTTTGCTTTTACCACTGGATATAACATGTTTGTCGTCCTCAGCCCGTCCTTCTCTACTCTCTCGCGGTAAATATGAAGGAATTGCCCGTACTGTCCATGATCGATATAGTAAGCCAAGTCAGCGCCTTTTTCGTCGTCGTGAGGGAAATATACATCACGGGCTTTAAACACGATACGCGGCCCTAATTCATCGATTACAGGAGCGGCTACGATCCCGCCATCTACTTGATGCTGCACAATATTACTCCAATGCCGCCGCTCTAGCTTGGAATTCTTCGTAATCTGTTCAATGATCTCGTTTTGAAGGTCGATAACCGTGTTATTTTCGTTCTTTCCCGCTTCTTCTTCATCCTGCGGCCCTTCGATCATTTCATCAGTATCCTCTTCGATATCCGGGTCGATTTCGCCTGTTGTAATGGACGATTTGATTTGTCCGATTGATCCACTTACCATAGTCGCGGGGATTTCAGCGATGACTTTCGGTAGGTTAAAGATCACATAAGGCGTTTGCGTCTCTCTAGCTGTCTGCGAACTATCGAGGAAGCGGCCGACTGCGTCTCCTTCTTCAATTAAACGTTTAGCGCGAGGGAATAACAGTTCATGTTTACCCTCGTATAGTTGTCTATACCGCTCATAGTCTCCGTGTACGTTCTTCGTTGTCTTGTCCGTCCATCCTCTAACTGTCCAATCGATCATTATTGTTTATCCTCCTTATCCTTTTTAACGGCATCCCATAAGCATAATAGTGACTCGGTATTGAGCCTAGACATATCCCCTATAGTCATGTCGTCACTGTAGCAAACGTATATCATGTTATCCGTTCTGTTTAATGTAGCAGAAAAAGAGAAGTCTACAAACTTCCCTTGTTTAGCCATGTCAACGATTTCTTCAAGGGCAGTTATGTCATCTTCCGTCAGACTGCCCCTTTGTGTTTCGAACTGATGTATAGTTCTTTTCTTTTGCCGCCAGTCGTTCGGCTTGTCCACTTCCACTCTCCCCCTATTCGCATATGCGTTTCATTGTTTCTTCGTATCTCTTCTCTGCATTCTCTTTATATCGGATGGCTTCTTTCACTGTTTCGTAATCTCCCTTTGAATTTGCGAAGGTTGCCATTGCCGGTAAATACAAATCGGTGTAGTTAATGTTATTAATTAAATCGTCTTTTGACATATAATGACCCCATTCTTTAAAACGGGATGCTAGCATTTGAGCAGCTAATGTTTCGGTATCTTCTATATAAACAGTAGCAGACCTCAGAATAACCGTTCCTAAATGATTCGTGTACAAGGTATAAAAAGCTTCTCCGGAATCTTCCTCTTTGAAATAATCAGTAATTTCACCAAATTTATTGTAAGCCACCCATAACGACGCGCGTTTCATGTTCGTTCATCCTCCTTTGCATAACTTTGTATTGTATATTCAAATCTAGTTAACATAATAACTACTATGTGAAGTTGTTACACTGTATAAACGTTGATATAAAAGCATTTGTGAAATCGTGTTTTTTCTCAAATATGCAGGATTTTATACATCCCTTATTTTGTGCGGGTTTGCGGCGTTTCACATACACTTTACTGAACTAAAATATTGCATAAAGTATTATCCGTTGTCACCGATTAAATACACAACGAAAACAACAATTCCCATCATAGGCAAACCGAAAATATAAGCGGGCACACCCAATAAATTGAATTCTTCCGAGAATAGCCATTTGACGTTAATTATCAACCCGACGATAAAAACGATCAATCCGATTATTCCGCCCATCCTGTCACCTCTTCATCTTGTCTACAATCAACGAAATGATAATCAATACCATCGACACGCCCCATGCTATAGAAATAACAAATACGGCCGTCTCGACTTTCCATGATCTTTCCATTTTCCTTGTCTCCCATGTTATCCATGCAACGAAGAAGACAGATATAGCATAATACACCAATAAAGCCGTTATCATTTTACCTTCTCCCTATCATAGCGTGATTCTTCAGGTCGAGAGGGTCGTAATCATCCAGCCCGTACCATATCGCTGATAATGTATGTGGATCGATATTAAATTCATCTTCCATCACCCGGCCGTCTTTATCTACCTTGTATGTGAGGTTCTTCAGTTCCATGATCGTGTTTTTGCATTGATCCGAACAGATGATCTTTTTGAAGCGGCGTACCTTCTTCGTGTATTGCAGTCGTGACCCTTGGAATTTCTTTGCCTTTGTTATGGCCCAACCATGGCGACGCATGTACTCGATTGTTTTTGGCTCTGCCGAATCCGCTTTGATTGTTTCTCTTATCTCCCGACGGTGCGGCTTCAAGTCCTCTAACATCACATCATCCGTTATTCCCCGCTTGTAGTATTCCCAATAGATATATAGAATCTGTTCCTTTTGATCTACTACCATACGAACCAACGCGTTAAATGATTCTTCAAAACCGAAGTCCATTCCTGCTTTATAGAGTGGACGCCCTTTAATTTCTCCGATCATCCTCATGACTTCAGCATGTGGCGCAGACTCGAAACGTGGCAGCACCTTCTTACCTGTAAGGCCGAAGTGTCCCTTCCATGCTATGCGCCATAAATCCATATCGCTGTTCTTCAGATCGTCCAAGTTCTTTCTATAGCTAGGCGGCATAAATGGGTTATCCTGCACTGTAGAATGATGATAATACACGCCGTTATGAACGATTGTCTTCTGCTCGTACAAGTCTTTATCATCCAGCACAAAGCGGCCGTTTAATTCATCCTTAAAGAAATGCGTATACACCCAGTTTTGCGTCGATACAGGGTTTGTCGTGAGTAGCATATGAGTTGATAAGTCAGGGTGACGCAAACGCCCTAGCAACTCCTTAAAGCCTTCGTATTTAACCTCTGAACACTCTTCCACCCATATAATTGATACGTTGTTTATGGATTTAAGTTTCTGCGGGTTATCCATCCCCCTGAATATGAATTCGGAACCGTTAGGTAACGTTATCTTCATAGGTGAAGCGGTTATCCTTGCCCGCTCCCCTAGCCCTAATTCATAGGCGACCTCAGTAAGCAGCGAGAATGTCGATTCCCTGTGAGTGTCGAACACTTCCCGGATCACAAGTATTTTCCGCTTCTCGCTTATAGCCTTCAGCAGCAGTTTAACGGCCGTGTTGTAACTCTTGGATGAACCGTAGCCACCCACAAGCAAATACCGCTCCTGATCCCAGTCGAATATATAATCTTCGAAGCGGGGCGCAACTTCTTTAGTTACTGTGGTCATTTGCAACCCGCCGCCAATACTGTAACGTACAAAAAGAAGGCGAACACGATGAAAACAGGCCAAAACATTTTCTTTCCGATCCACCAAATAGGATAAACAATCTTTTTAAACGGGCGCATGATCAATTCAATGACCAAAACAACCAACGTCCATGCGAATTCAAATTGTTTCACCGTCATTCCCCCTTATAAGGTTCAATCGAAAACCATAAACCTAAAGAACTGCCATTTCTAATCTCTCTCGCTTTCATCGCCGCTTGATCTTTATATTTGAAAACCCAAGGAGCATGACCTTTTTCACTAGTCATATCTAACTTCGTAATAAGATTACTTTTTCCTGTATCACCAACATGAACACGAATAACATATGCCATCGTCATTCCCCTTCCCGTTCCCTACTGAACAAGCAACCGCCGACAAATCCAAGCACTAAAAATACAATACAAAGAATAATCATAATCACGCTTCCTTCCGTTTAATGACCACTTCAAGCGGCCCTGTATCTTCGCTTTCCTTCTGTAGCTTCTGTTTCTGCAATTCCAGCTTTTCCGTTTCAATCTTGCGTTTAAAGTCATCATGGAACAAGTCATGATATTGCGCCAGCTTATCCAAAGCCTTCAGCCTGTCTTCCAGTTTAATAGACACGCCATCTTTCCCTTGCTTAACCTCAGATACAACCATACCGTCAATCTCTTTAGAATCTTTGAACTCGACATAGTTGATTTCAATCATCATAGGTTCTCCGTTTTCATCAAATAACGGCCCATGCTGCCCTTGCGCTTGAACTTCCTTCCTTCCCCATTCAAGATAGTCCGTAATGTCCGCAAATGCGATTTTAACGTACTGATTAAGCACATCTAACCCGTCAATATATAAGTCGCTGCACATTTGTTTTTTAAGTTTAGCCATGTAAGCGGTAATTCTAGGGTTTCCAAGTAACTGTGGCCCTTGTACGTGTGCGGCTTTCTTTGAATATCCCGCTTTGATTGCTGATTGTGTAGCATTAAACGATTTCAGATAATGCAATATAAAAAGCCTTTGTCTGTCAGTCAATTCAGGATCATTCATAAAATCATCTATTTCAATTTCAGGTGGTTCCACTTTGAATTGATTCACTTTCTTGAGTTTTATTTTGTTGTCAACCGTTTTCTTTTTTTCTTTTTTCGGCGTTTTTTTCTTCTTCTGCGGTATGCTCCGCTTATTCTGCGCCAATAGATCGTCCCACTTGTCTTTATTCTTCCAACTGCTGACCGTTTTCGGTGGGACGTCTAGACGTTCAGCTATCTCTTTGATACCCATTTCACCTTTGCTTTTCTTATATAGTGAATACGACTCTTGTCGTTTCGGGTCTCGTTCTCTTGGCATACAACGCCCTCCCTCCGTTTTCTTGTTGTAATACAATTATATCGTAGTATTGGCGTACTTTGGGCGGAGTGGGTTTGTGTTGAGAGCATACAAAAAGAGCGTACCCTGCGACTAGGTACACTCTCCCTGTGGATGATGCTTTCTTGTGTGTTTGTGTTGTTTTAGCGAAGGTTCGGGATTGAACCGAACGCACCCGGAATACAATTTGTATCCTGTGGCCTTCGCATGTTATTCATTAAAGCCATTATACAAAATAACTTTCATCTCGCCATTTTCGCCGAAACTTACGATTAATTCTCCATCCTCTAAATTATTAGGATGCTGCGCATATTCTTTTAGTGTATCCGCCACTTCTTCAGGCTTCACTTCTCGATCGTCTAAAACAGTGTTGAAATCCAGCCATCCTTTTTCATTGCATATTTGCTTTAATATCATCCTGACCATATATAACGCCGCCTTTCGTATAACGGTGGCTGGGATTTAAGACTGTTTTAAGGTTTCACCCTCCCGCCTAAAACGCTCCTTTTCTCCATTGCCCGTATGCATCCGAAACAATTTTGATGGTATGCAGCTACCCGATATATTTGCCGGACTCCGGGAATCGAACCCGCGCGCTGACACCAACCGTCCGTATGAAATCCTGCTTTTCCCTCGGAGCAGGAAACCGCGATCACATGTCCTTTTACGTCTGTTTGTGACAGTAGACGGCGACCCTTGACCCACTCACTTAGCCGCTTGTGTCACCCATACGAACGCGACACCACCACAATAAAGCCGGTTATCGTTATACGAATACCGGATGTCCAATCATACACATGGCATATCGGACGGCGACCCTTGACCACCCTTAGCCGCTCACGACATCCGCAGAATATGCCGCCACCACGAACGCCCCTGACCGTCACATCATGCGTTCTTTTTATTTAACGTGAATTTCGCTTGTGTAGAACGTTCCGTCTGACTTGATAGGATCATCTTTTGAGTTATATCGGTAAACCTCAGCTTTAAAGCGGTATGTGCCGCCTTTAGCAAAGTAATCCAAGTCCCACTCATCATATTTCTTTTCGTCCGGCTTTAATGGATTTGGAGAATCATATCCCTGATCTACCCATTTGCCGTTCACAAGCCGCTCTAATCGTAGATAAGGCCCAGCGATATAGCTGTTGTCATTTTTGACAGCCACCTTTACGCTTGCATCTACACCTTTGACAAAATTGCTTTTTACCGGGTTAGCACTAACCCCATAGCCTGAAGCCATTTTAACCTCTCCCCTGCGTTTATTTTAACGCCGCCCACCCCTCTAGGCTTTAGCCGTATATCCGCAGGTGATTGTCTTTGTTGTTTGTCAGGAAGCGGGAAGCGGTGTTTTATTCGTTTTTCTGTTCTGCATTTGATTTTTCTTGCATTTTTCTTTCGAATTTCTCTATTTCATCTATCCATCCAGAAATGGTTAATTCCATGTTTGTGCCAATATCAATAACCCCGTTTTCGTCCATATGAGTATCTTTTCGCGTTATTTTCACATCAACACGGCGTCCTCTTAATATGCCCTCTGCACAACTAAGAATTTTTTGTATTTCTTCTTCTGTTATTTCACGAATATTTATTCCCATCAAATATTAACCATCCTTCCTTTTAACAATTTCCACTTCTCCGATCCAATCAAGCGGGAAGCGGTTCTTTATTCGTCTTTATGTCCTGAAGAATCATCCAATATCGTTTATGGTGTATTCCTTATTTCTTTTTGCATCCGCTCTATCGTTCTTTCGTCTTTCATTTGTTCGAACATTTGTTTTATTATTATACCACATATTGCATTTGTTTGTGTTGGTGTGCGGTCATATAACTCCTTTATTTACTCTAATAAACCATCCCAAATCATTACCTCGCTTTTGTTTTCCACAACTTCCATCATCACGTCACATATTTCTGGCAAATTTCCATCTTCGTTCTTTACCCTTGACAATTTCAACAATGCATACAATTCATTAACTTCTCTAATTTCTTCTTGAAAATCCTCATAATCATCAGTATCAGCAACAAATTCATTATAGAGTTTCTCCGCTTCTTCTCTGCTGTCAGCCTTAATCAATGCGTAATATGGTTCTGATACCTCAAAATAATGTTTACTCATTCCCCATCATCCTCCTTAGTATTTATATTTAAACGGGTTCGAAAATTCAAATACAGGTTTCCAGCCGTCAAAAGCAAGAAGCAGAATTCTTTTACTACCGCAACCGCCATCATATGTTTTGTGAATGCATACAAGCGGTTTGATATCCTTCATGCCCAAGTCAAACTGTGTTTTGCGATGTATACGAAAATTCTTTATTTTCATTCCCCATCATCCCTTATCGCTTGATATAGATTTTCGCTGATTTCGCCGTACCGATGTAATGCCGCTCACTGGAATCGCTGTAGATATTCACAACGACTTGATACGTTCCCGGTCGTGTTTTTGATAAGCTGAATTTCTTTAATGGTGTGCCGGATGTAAAACTGCCGCGTTGTGTCCCGGAATTACTGTAATTGTCAGTACGCACGAGCATAGCTGAATAATAAACCTTCCCTGACGTTGTTTTCTGCGCCTTCCAGTCTACGGATGTAGCACTCTTTGAGTATGTTGTGGCGTCTGTATACACTCTTACTTTCTTGCTTGTTTGATAGCCTGACAATGCCGCCGAAGCACTTTCCGGTAGTACCATAACCCCCAATGTAATGACAGCAACTAAAGCTAAAATAATCTTTTTCATTTTGCATCCTCCTTAAAAAATGTCTTTTCGCACTCTTCACATAAAGGAGGGTGAATAGGAAGCCCCATACAACCGCACATGTAGCCATCACAACACATCGTTATATCTGCATCCGTCATCTTTCCACATTTGATACAGGGAACTATTTCACTCACTCCGCGCCCTCCTTATTTTTCATATCAGACTCAACCTTTTTCATAATGTCCTTGATTTCATCTTTCTTGAATCCATGCATCGCCAGCAAGACATAAGCACCTAATTTGTCATTTGCGTTCATCACTCCGCGCCCTCCAATAACTCAGGATTTTGAAATGCATCCCCTAGAATTGTGTTTGTTGCTGTTTCAGAAAACAATGGTCGGCACTCTTCTTTTTTCTCGTTAACGATGCACCATTGACCCTCAATCATTTTCACTTCGCCTATGAACGGTTCTGGGCCATACAAACCGCCGGGCGCCGTTTCCTCCTGCTGAACGATGTCCCTTGCATAAATTCGCCTCAGTCTCGAGTGTGTTTGAAACTGATCTGTTCCATTCATGAGAACGGATTTTCCGTCTCCGCTGTGCGCGATCACGCCATAACCTTCTAACCATACAGACCATCCGAAAACTTTTCCTTCAATTGAACCCAATTCACCAATAGAAAGGCATATGCCTTCATCACCGTAATAACACATCTGCTCGCCGTCCCAAACTCTGTATGCTGTGTTCATTTATTTTCAATCCTCCAATCCTTTCTCAACTTCGAATTTATCTTCTTTCATTCTTCTCCCGCCGGCAAAAAGGTTTTTTTCGATGTTATCGTAAGCACATACGCCGTACCCGCTGAAGACAAAAACGGATGATCCTTAATTTCGCATGTTTTTATCTCGTATTCGTATGAAACATTGTCGCCGCTTAATATCTCTTTCAGAAGTTGATACAGTTTGAATTTATCTTGTTCACTTTCGATCTTTCCGCCCTGTATCTTCATTCCTCGATCTTGGTGAATCTGTTCACCATTTCCCCGTTTGCGATGACTTCTTCAAAAAACATAGCGGCAGGACGGGCGAACGATCCGCCCTGTTCATTTTCGTATATGATCAAGTCCTCTTGATCCTCTGTATGTAATGCTCCGCCTGTGACCGTGTAAATGTTGCCTTTGTAATGTTTGAACCTATCACCTATTTTGACACGTCCTAAACCTCTAAAAATGAATTCTTCGCCCTCTCTGATCATTTCACTACCTCCCAAAGCGCAGCCGGAACAAAATGCATGAACATGTAATTCTCGCCATTGTAAAATTCGTAAGCGATCAGGCCGTAATCAGTCGTTAAGTCCGTAATTTCAATTTCCTGCCCTTTCTTGATAATCACATTTTGCGTTTCCGTCACATCCCGGCAATACATGTCTTTTTTAGCCCGTAATTTCGTACCAACGAACACATCCATCGGCTTTTCCATATGAATATCCCTCATAATTCATCATCCTCCGTTTCTTCTTCTCCGAAAGCCATTTTAAACATTCCCTCGACCATATTGACGTATTTTTCTAACTCTTCATTCGTCATCTTCTCTACATCCGGCCCATGACCGGGCAGCGTATAAGACGCCGCCTTTTTCATGAGTTTTTCGCGTTTATTACACATTCTTTAACCCTCTTTTATACTTTTTGATAATTTTTCTCTGAATCTCTTCATGTCTTCATCTACTAAACGCTTGGACATCCAGCGGTTTCCGGTTATCGATAAAAACGCCCGGATAGCAGACTGTTCTGGATGCGAAAGACTGCAATAATAGTCGAATACTTTCTTTTCAATCGGTGGATACTCTTCACCCGTATATGGTTCTTTATCATGTGAGCGCATATCGAACCGCCGTCACGTAATTATAAAAAGCATCTGTTCTATTCATTCTGTTATCCTTCGACCAATCGCCGCCCTCAAAGAATGCTTTACGCTGCGCTGTACTCAATTCAAGTTGGACACCCCGACGTATTGCGCGGTTTACGATATTATTCGGGTCTGTTGCTGTAAAACGATCTGTAGCATATGCGACGTTGAATCCGTATGATGATAAACTTTTATACACCGCTTCTTTCAAAGTGTCGGAAAGCCCGCCGATAATCGTCATTTCGTTCTCGCTGTCGGCGTATCCATGGTAGGACAACCCAAACTCATGATTCTGCATCATATGGAGGGCGATTGGTTCATCAAAATGCGTACTCGTTATGTGCAAATCACCGTTCCCGCTGCTATTCAGGCCTTCGAAAAGATAATAACTTGTGTCATTCCCTGCGGTTGCCAACGTCAATTCTGTTGTGGCTACTTCAATTCCTCCGGCGTGCGGCGCTACGATGATAAAATTATCACTCTGTACTGCTGCTTGAATCCTGTAATCGACCCCGATTGTCTCTGCTGCTTTCAACGCTGCATAATTGATATACTTATCTGCCATTATTCTTTGTCCCCTTTCACGTAGAAGAATTTAGTTATCTTATCAAGCATGATTGTCGTCGAATAAGAATCTTCGGAATTTTTAAATGTCATAGATTTCAACTCGGAAGAAATAGCAGCTTCTAATGCATCATGAGCTTTTTTGGCTTCTTTCCCTTGCGCGTGATATTCTCCACCGTCTACCGTTTGCACAACGAACTCCCCATATTTCAGATGATCATTATGTTCCAATTTTACTTCTGTTATCTTTTTGAGGTTGATAATGGTTTTTTCACCGTTATTTCCTGTAAATTCATAATAATTAAAACCGTTTATCATATGGTTAGTTAGATCGTCGTACAATTCGGTTACTTTACCTTTTGAAATCCTTTTTGTATGTCCGCCTTCGTATGAAATTTTCAGAATCATCGTCATTATTCCTCGTCCCCTTCTTCGAAATTTTTAACTTTTGCGGCTTATCGATAATTTGAACTATTTCATCGTGATTAAAATAAACTAAATTAGAAGTCCATTCTCCCGCCGATTTTACATAAGTATTTTGATGCCCTTCTTCCAACCTCACTGCTGAATAGTCCCACACCTTAAAAGTACGCGGATTGATTGAACGTCTACCGATGATCAATAAAGGTTCAATAGGCTCTGGCGGCCCAGCCACTGAAACAAACACCCTTGACCCTATCGGCAATAAAGGGTCTATAAGCCTTGCGTTTTCGTCCACTTCGTTAAATACATCGATTGTTTTAATATTGTCACTCATGAAATCTCTCCCTCTTCAATCTTTTTGTAAAACAGATACATCACCCAAGCGAATATCATCGGTACGGCCGTCACTGCTGCCACGATCGTAACGAATAGGCCGACGAATAAGAATAGTATTTCTGTATGGTGCAGCATGTACAAGGCCATTAGTTATCTACCTCCTTTTATATCTCGGTCGTTCCCATCCAATAGGTTTTCCGCTCATGAATGTATCTAGGTTCATCGTCAATATGTTCGTGAAGTCTCGGACGCCGTTAGCGAATTCCTGCATTTCCTCTACATCCATGAACTCTTTGTACTCTGGTAAATCCTCTTTCTTATTGGCCCATGTCATTTTAGTGGAATTCGGGAAAATCTGAACCAATACATACACATCTACTTTGTATCCCTGTACAACTAGGGTGAAATGCATGTTAATTCTCCTTTCCTTTCTTTGTATAACTGTATTATACATTTGACAAACATAAAATACAAGGTTTTTTTTAAAGGGCCGAAGCCCTTTTAGATAGTTTTGGTTTAAACATTTTCACAACTCCCATTCCGGGCTGCATTTCATCTGCCCGCCTGTTTCGCATTTAACCTTAATATGTAACCGCTCTAATTCCGCCAAAGAAACGTTCCTAAGCCATTTTTCATCCGACGGCCTGTAATACTCTTTATACCGTAGCAACTCGTAAAGGAGATACGCCCGCCGATCCTCCACCGCTTGCCTTAATGCTGCCATTATTCCGTCATCCTCCCTGTTTCTTTGTATATGTCGGCTGCCCTTTTACTTCTGTAATAGTGATTGTCTTCACGTCATAACCTCCGCTTATTTTAAACATTACTTCTCCCTCTATTTAAAAAGCTTTTTAAACGCCTTTCCCACGGCTTTACCAGCCGTCCTGCGTGCAACCCTCTGACCGACTTTTCCCTTCTGTACGGCGTTCACATCACCCAAAAAACGTGCAGTTTTATAAAGAGCCGATCTTATTTTATTTATATTCATGCTGTCGCCCTCCTTTTAGTGAATGATGTTAGTCTTTTTTGTGATTCGTCAGATTTTCGATGGTATCCCTTAAAAGCATATACGATAACATCATCAGAAAATCAGCCCTCGAATATCCATCATTCACATCGGCGGATTCAGCATATTTTCTCAATGCATCCCGAAGCTTTTCACCTTCATCAGAAAGCGGCTTTTTATCCTGAATCTTTACAACGTCCTCAACAATTTTATTATTCATCCGAAGCCCTCCTAAAATATAGCGGCGGCTAATCCTAGACCGAACCAAACCGCCGCAATGATCCCAAAAACAATATCGTCACGACTTAATTTTTTCAATTTCCTTATCAAGGTTACGCATTGCGATTTTCAAATCTTCTTCATTGTTTGAAAACAGGTAAATCTGTATATCCGACTTGATTGCTTCCAGTGCGATCCGGCGTTTATTCATGATCTTTTCGAATTCGTCACGGCTGATTCCTGTTTTCTTCTGAATGTAGATTTTCGTTGTTTGTTTCATGATGCCCCTCCTGTAGAGAAGGGCCGAAGCCCTTGTATTCATTTGTTACTTGTATTATACATTTGACAAACGTAAAATGCAAGGTGTTTTTCGAATGTTTTTTATATAATTTTTAAGTCGTTTCGTTTTACAAGGCGACTAATAAAATACTGCTGTCCTTTCGGCGTTACCCTTGTTGTTCGTGTCACCCTTCCATCCCCGCCCGGATTCTGAAGAACACGTTTCGTTACTTTGAACAAGCCAAGATTAGCGCTTTTTTGAGTCGGCATATTCCTTTGATCTCCGTATTTCATCAAATACCCTTCATCCCGCAGATACTTAAATAAACGATTCTGCCCGATATCTACGCCGTTCTGCTTCAGTATCTTGGCTAGTTCGCCGATTAAAATTGTATCCTCCGATACTTCCACTGCTTCAGCAAACATAACTTTTGGTTTGTTGCGTTCGGCCTGTTCTTCAAGCAACTCAGTTCGCTGTACAAGCGCTCGGCGCTCCTGTTCTTCTCTAATCCACATTTCCGCCCGCTTTATCGGGTCTTCGATCTCATAAGATGCTTTTGCTTTGTATTCGCCTGTTTTTCTGATGCTAGGCAACACTTCATGAGTAACCCAACGTTTGAATGCTTTTGCTTCCGGCTTGCGACTTTTCATAATCAGCGTATAAAGCCCGGATTCGTTTACCGCTATCATTTCTTGTTTTCCTCCAAGGGTGTCCACTAATACCGGCTCCCTTTCATCTTCGTCTAAACGCGCCACAGAATCGCGGTATTTTTTGATCTCTAACGCATTGCATACGTCTTTTGCTACAAACCATGTTTGGCCGTCGATCACGGCCGTTCTTACTTGACTGCCTTCATATTCGAATACCCTTTGTAATTCATTCATTTTGTAAGCCCCCTGTCTTTTAATGCCTTTTCATATCCATATCGCTCACCAACGGCGAAGCCGTGAGAGAAAGCGGCATTGTATTCGTCCGCCTTCGCTCGCTTGATCTGTTCCCGCTGCGCCTTGTTCGGTTTCTTTTTCTTTGTCATTCCGAACACCCCTATATTTTTAGAATGGTAGATCGTCGTCAGAAATATCGATCGGTTTACCGTCGGAAAAACCATTGTTTCCTTGGTCGCTGTTTCCTCCGCCATAGCCGTTGCCGCCATTATCATATCCGCCGCCCTGTTGCCCGCCGCTGTTCTTCGGTTCTAAGAATTGAACGCTATCCGCCTGTACTTCAGTAACAAATACCCGTTGCCCGTGCTGATTCTCATAACTCCGCGTCTGCAATTTTCCATCTACCCCTGCGAGCGATCCTTTTTTCAGAAAGTTTGCAACGTTTTCAGCTTGTTTTCTCCATGCGACACAATTAATAAAGTCCGCTTCACGTTCTCCGCTTTGATTCGTGAATGTTCTGTTGATCGCTATTGTAAAAGTAGCAACCGCAGCGCCGTTAGGCGTGTATTTCAATTCCGGGTCTCTTGTCAATCTTCCAACTCCAACAAATCTGTTTAACATTTTTCAACACTCTCCACATAATTGTATTTTCCTTGCTTTTCGATCATTGTTTTGTGCTGCCGGGAATACGGCACGATGCGCGCCGCACGCTTCCGGCTGATTTTCGTTTCAAATACTGTTACCACCTGTAAAATTTCTCTGTCTACGCCTAGTTCAAAGTGTTCTGTAACTTGTCTATTAGGCATCTTCATCACCTCACCGCATGAAATGAGCAAGATCGCCGGGTTTGTACTGTTGCATGATTTCTTCTGATATACCCGCCAATTCGATATTGCCGTACTCTTCTTCCTCGTGAATATATCCTTTCACTTCTAGAATCCAGTACCCGTATGTTTCGTTATATGTCGGCTGCCCTTTTACTTCTGTAATAGTGATTGTCTTCACTTGAAAAGCCCCCTTATTTTTTCCTTGTCGTATTCAGTAACTTGCGTCAGACCGTTTTCCTCCCGTGTCTCCACTTTCATTTCTTCGATATGGTTTAAATTAAAGCCGTATCGCTCCATTAATTCGTTCAGGGTAGAAATACCCTTCCAAGGGCATCGATGCCCTACAGACCGTTTAAATGGCGGCTTGTACCTTATCGAAAGCCAATGAGTTTTCACGTCTTCATCACTTCGATTTTTATTCCCGGTTCCGGACCGTATCTCTTCTCTGCTTCGACCTTCGAAACTTGGTTATCATCTTTCCAAGCAACGCCATTCAGGGCATCGAAAACGCCTTTGATTAGGTTGTCAATATCAGGCTTCTTTTTGTGGTATCCTCCGTTAACTGCTGCGTTCCGTTCTTTCCCTCTCATACTCTGCGGAATCGGCATGAAGAACGTCAGGCGGACAAATAACGACCCTTCGAATAATTCGTGTCCTTTTAACTGCATGTTCGCCATCCACTGTAAATGCGTTTTATAAGCCATATAACGCTTCGCGTTGTCTTTTACGTATTTCCCCCTCCCTGTCATCCGAACGGCTCCCATCGGCTGTACAGGTATGTTTAAATTGATCACTTCGCGCGGTTTAATATCGATCATTATTTCCCTTCTCTCTGTTTCTTTAAGGTTTTCAATCTCTTGTCATAGCATTTTAAACAAATGCTTAAACATAAATCGTTTTGTAAATAAGCGGCGGTCATAACGCCTTTTTCTCCGTGGCATACAACGCATTTTCGTTTTGTCATGAAGCGGCCCCTCTATCCTCGCTTTCCCACTTTTTACGCAAAGCGTATAATTTGTTTACCGAACATTCCACAATCAACTCGGCTATGTCGGTGTTGGTGAATCCTTCTTCTCTATAGGCTTCATATTCTTCTTTTGTGATATTTAAATCCCGACCTATTTTAGACGGTAATCTATATTTAGAAAGGTTATGCTCCCTTTTCCAAGCTGTAAGAGTCGCATTTGATACTTTTATTTTTTCAGCTATTTTCCTATCAGTCATATTCATTTCTGTTTTGAATTTTATATATTCTTCAGGCGTTATTTTTTGGTGTATCCCATAATATAACTGTAGCCCCATTCTTCGTTTCCAGTTTCTTAACGTCGTAACTTTAACGCCGAATTTTTCCGCTATTTGCACATCTGACAATTTGCGTTTTTTGTATTCTCTATATTCATCAACCGTAAATGATTCAGTTTTGTTAATTGACGCTTGAACCCCGATTAAGCCGTTCTTCTTTTTCCAATTCGTCAACGTGCTTAAAGCACATTTTAATTTCCCTGCTATTTCTTTGTCTGTGAATCCTTTATCTTTTAGATTTTTGTAAAAATGAGGTGTTAATTTCTTTTCGTTAAGTGGTATTTTCTTAGCTGTTTTTTTATTCAATCCGTGTTTAACTTTCCACTTGTATAAATAAGTGATGCTAACCCCGTGTTTTTCTGCTATTTCCCTATCGAGCATAGATTGTTTTCTGTATTCTTTATACTGTTCTGGGGTAAGATCACTTAACAAATCATTAAAGGTGAAATTTCTCAAACCGTGTTTGACTTTCCACTTGTATATAGCTTTTTGCGTACAATTGTACTTTTTCGCGATGTCTTGATCTGATATAAATTGTTTTTTCATCTGTTTGTATTTATCTACGGTTATTCCTCTTTCTTCTAATGGCGTTCTGTCAAGCCCCTCCGGAAGTAAAGAATTTTCTTTTTTCCAAATGTACACCGACGTTTCACCTATGCCAAACGCTTCAGCTATCTCTTTATCAGTTTTGCCTTCCAGCTTCATTTTTTTGTAAACTTCGACCGTTAGCCCTTTATCTTCAGCGTAAGACATTAATATTCCCCCTCTTCAATACACTCCATGTAGCATCCGCATTTCGGGCAGCGTTTCTCAGGAATGATTTTTACATCTATCTCTTTAACGTCACATTCTTTGCAAACATAATCGATGATCATAACTTTTCAATCAGTCCCGGAACGAGGACAGCAATACCAATGACGACGGCAGCGAACACCGTCATAGCAGCATTAAACCAAAACTGACTTTTACGAACCATCACATCGTTTTTGAATATGATTTCCCCTTGTTTTTCCAGTAAGGCAGCGGCACGCCTTACAGTGTCCTCAGATAAATTTGCCATTGCGGCCGCTTCCTGAACCGTGATACACTTTTCTCGACTGGCAAGGCGGATCAATGTTTCTTTGGTAGGGTTCATCGGTTCCGCCCCCATTCTTCAAGCGCTGCGGATAACCCTAAACGCTTTATATTTTCTTCGTTATTCCTTACGGCGGTTATCCGTTCAGCGTTTAACACCTTATGAACCGGGACCATAGCTGTTCCACATGTTGTATCATCCACACAAATTTTCCGTGCTTCTTCTTCAGTGAAAACCCCCGCTTCTTCTAAATTGTGAGTCAATCCTCCAAAGCCATCACTGCCCTTTTTAACAAAAAATATTTGTGTATCTTGATCAAAGAAATGTAAATCAATAACATAGTAAGACTCACCGCTATCGCGTTTGTTAACTTCGAAAGACATTGATTTCATTCCGCTTTCTCCTTTCTGTCAATTCGTTTCATCTTCACAAACCATGTATCGATAATTTCCTTATGTCCGAATTTCGTTGTATTCCCTCTCGACTTACGAACATATTTCCAAACGATATTTTCTTTTCGTATCGGTGTTATCTGACAGATGCACTCATACCCGCGCTTTTCTAACGCCTGTACCGCTTTTATCAACTCGATTTTATTCGCCCTTTTCAATACGATCGGTCTATTGTGATGTCTCATAGGCAAAATTCCCTATTGTTATTACTCCCAAAAGCGTATATGATTAAATCTCCGAAGCCCTTGTGCGTCTGTCGCTTTCCGTTTGCGATAGGCGCCTTTTTTCGTTTAACACTCACCATGATCATTCCGCACATATTGTTCAATTTTCCTTTCTTCAATAGCTGTGATTCTTACAACTTGTACGATCGCCATTAGAGCGGCCGCGATAGTGACTAATTTCTTCATGCTCCGATCTCCTTTTCATCCTCTTCTAGTTCTCCTGACTGCAATAAGATTTTCTTAACATTCTTGATGTACATTGACGTTTCGAATGAAATTTCATCCAAATCGTACCCGTCGAGGTATAATGCGATAATTTTTTCTTCGTTTTCTTTTTCTCTTTTCTGAACAACTTCTTTTCTGTCTAAATGCCATAACTGCAGATGCTTTTTCAATACTTTGATTTTTCCGATAGAACAGCCCATAATATCAGCCATGTGTTCATCGCTATCACATTCCATATACAACTCAGCGAATTCCTTATCATTCAAAAGATCGATCGGCCCGAATCTCCCTTTTTTTGAAATGCTGTTTATGTCGAAAAACTCTTTTGCTTCGTCGTCCGTCCATCTCATTTCCTTTTGAATCTTAATCAAGTCAAAATCATGTTTGAAAGCCGCCCGTTTGAAATCCTGCCAACTATCGTTATAGTTCATTTCGATACCTCCGTTTTGTAAAAAATATAGACGTTTTCCATTATCAAATTCCCGCCATCGTCTATAAAAATTTTCATTTCTTTTCGCGGATCATGTTGTACCATCAATTCGATGCTGTGCTGCCTGAATAATGTGCAGAACCAATCATTAATTACTGCGATAGGAGTCTCTGCTTTTTTCACCACATCAGATAACAGCGGATCAGGATGACAATTAACAAATTCAATCCCCGAAAAAATCATTCTTTCGTTTTTCATTTCAATACTGGAATTGTTATGATTTTCTTTGGCGTATGCTTCAATTGCAGAAAGGTTTAAATTCTTCAATATACTTTCCAAACCAATCATGACTTTTTTGTCACGCTTAGCCTTCACACATAACACCCCTTAATTTTCAATCTTTTCCCCTTATCAGGCGTTTTTTTCATCTTCAGGTGTATTTGTTCGTGTTGTATGTATAAACGCTCAGAAAGGATTTAAATGATTTTTAAAACTTGTCATCAACCCGCGGGCTTGTTCATATGATTTAGCAAAGCGAGTTCAGCCTTACTAAATTCCAACTTCTCTTCCATCTGCCTGATTATGTCGTCGAAGTCTCCCGGTTTATGTTGTTTCGGCTCTTCAGGGCCGAATAAGAAAGCGAAAGTATGAATATCCATTGTTTGTTCTCCCTTTAGTAACTCTTTAATTTTTCTGTTCTTCTATCCAATCCGATCATACGGACAGCCACCGAGTCTTGAAATGCCCTAGAAAAAATATCGGGCGGCATTGATTCTTGAAAAGTTAGAATTCCCGGCGTGTATCCCTTATCCTCTGACATTCTAGGTGTATTGCTTGTCATAACGGTGTGTTTTCCTAGCCTTGCATTAAAAATCTGATATTCCTTTGTTCCTACCCACTCGCTTTTAGGCTTGAAGTTTTTCCTTTCTTTTTCATCCTTTGGCGCTTGCGGTGGTTTTAATTCATCAATCACAAGCAGATCAACGTCAGCAACCATTTTCATGATGTCCGTCTCTGTTACATCTGAATTTTTGTTATAAGTCGATTTGATATTTTCTAAGAATTGCGGAATGTTAATAAAAAGGGTTGTAAAGTTTTCATTTTTGTTTTTCTTCATCTGCGACACTTGTCTAGCGATGCAATAGGCAAGCTGACTTTTCCCGCAGCCTACTTGTTCACCCCACAAAAACAATTTCACAGGGTTATTGATGTCGAAGTTGTCGGCATATCGCTTGGCTAGATGCAAAGCTTTTTTCTGCGTTTCGTGTTCTGCGATGAAGTCATCGAATGTCTTACCGATCAAATCCACCGGAATGACTGAATTTTTCTCGAACAGTTCAATTATCTTTCTGTTTTGCATTTCGAGTAATCTTCTTTCTTCCTCTGTTGCTTCTCTTTCTAGGCGCTTGTTTTCCTCGCCGACAACTTCACAAGTGTGGCATTTTTTCTCTCCGCCATCTTCATACAGTGTTTTCTTTCCGCAAACTTCACATCTTTCAGAAAGGTAGATCTTCATCATCGAAGAAATTTTCTTGTTGTCTAGGTGTTTCATCGCTTGGCTGAAGTTCGTCTTTAAGCTGTTCCTGTAATTCTGCATAGGTTAAGCCCTGCCTTTCCGATCCTGTGTTAGCTTGTCCGCGTCTTTTTGGCTGCGGTGCGTTTAAAACTTGATAATCGTTGTAAGAATCTCCGTTCATAAATGTGCTGAAGTGTTTGTAGTAAGTGAGTTCTGTACGCAATGCTTTTTGTTCAGCTACATAATTTGCAAGTCCTTTTTTAATTGTTTCAAAGTCTGCTCGTTTCATAGCTGCTTTGAATGCTTTATTAGCTGCTTTCTTGTCTTTTTTCTTCGGATACATATTCCATAGTTCTAAAAATTGATCTGAATATTCACTAGCGCATTTTTTTGCGCGAGTATTATTACTCTCTGTAGTAGTCTTTGTTGTATTCTCTGTAGTAATCTCTGTAATGTCTTTCCCTACAGGTAAAGACGTCTTTCCCTCAGGGTAAATAGGTCTTTCCCTACAGGTAAAGACGTCTTTACTTTGAGGGAAAGTTATTTCCATGATTCCGGGTATGAAAAGATCTATAAACATAGTGTTCGGAAGTTTACCTTTTGGAGACTCAACTGTTCTAAATACTCTGCGGCAAACCTTTTTCGCTTCGAGCCTTTCTAACGCTCCTCGTATCTGCTTATAAGAAAATCCGAACTGTTCAGATAACTCTTTATAACTTTTTTGGAGTAAGTCTTCTTTGAATTTCTTTTTCATCTTCATGAATGCGCCTGAACGCTCGTCTTTCACTACGGTAGGCCTATACCAATAAATAAACTCTGATAGCAAAATCATCGAAATGGTGTCCGGCTTACCGTCATCAAGTCTCAGTGTTTGATACCACATGTGAGGAATGATATTCCCCTCAAAATGAATTTGGCCGATTGCATCCACTGTTTTGTTCCCTGTTGTGCTCATATTTCTCCCTTCCGTTTGCATTACAAACGATATTAAGTTAGAATAGTTTTTGGGTTTTAATAAAAGCGGCTGATTTTATTTCTTCGGTCTTACTCTGCGCTTGTTGTCTGCGATCCACTTCGCAACTTCTTCGGGGTCATAACGTAAAGTTTTTTCTCCCATTTCGTAATACGGTAGACCTTGTGCGCGCCATTTATAAACCGTGTTTATATGGACGTTGTAACAGTCTGCCACCTGTTTAGACGTCATGAAATTTTCCGGCGCTGGCAATTTCCTCACCTCCTGCCGTGTCTTTCTGTATTCATATTACTCCCTATTTTATGATCAGTCAATGGTTTTTTAAACATTTTTTAAGTTTTCTTTTATGAAACAGTTATGTAAGTTTTATCGAACGTTAAGGAAACAGATGCCGAATCTCTGTTATAGTTAAATTGTGGTATATCCCCCGAAGTTTGTGAAATACGCCTATATTTTTCAAACTAGATATGCTATAATGGGTTTACGACGTTTTAGTGCCGCTGAAACGTAATAAACTCTCGAACTGATCTTTCTGCATACGGATGTGGAAAAAGTGTCTAATTGCCGCGCGGTAGTCGTTCCGTCAATGATGTTTCGACCTTTACCACCGCGCCTACAGGCAAAACGGTAAATGCTATGTATACGCCTTGGGATTTATCCTTTTACGGCACTGTGAATTCGCGGGGTCGTTTTTTTATGTGCAAAAAGCGCCCTGTTGGACGCTTTTATTTTAGTTTATTTTTATATCGTGTGGATATTTACAATAATTCATTCGCTTCGACTCTATCAGTATCGTTCTTTTTAATATCACCGCTATCATAATAGTTGTTCATAACGGTGCTATAGGTGGAATTCTCCGTATGATACGGTGAACCGATTGCGAAACCATCGGATGTACTCACATAATTGTTTGTAAGTTTCGCTTTTTCAGTCCCGGATAGATGTATGCCGTATCCACCATTAGAGCCGCGATTAAATATAATATCGTTATTCTTGATTTTGTGGCTTTTTCCGTTTTTAATGTTTATCGCAATGAACGCTTTACATCCGTATATTGAAACGTTTCTGATGTCTAAGGCACCCGCAGATCCATCTAACTCCATCGGATAAGCCGCGGGGTCGTAGATATTAAGTCCGTTCACTTTAACGGTTGAACCTGCATTATTCCGCAAGGCGTTCAATTTTCCTTTTACAAAAATTTCGTTTTTACTTAGAATTCTAACGTTCTTAGCAACTCCGGCATCTATACCGCCGCCCGCTTCAATGTGGTTATCTTTGAAAGAAATGTCCTCAACTTCACCTGAAATGACGACTCCGTATTTTTCGGACCCGCCTTTGAATGTATTATCTGACACATTAACTTTCTCAGAAATCTGAATGTTTAACGGAACGCAATCAGAATTCACTCTATTTTCATTGACTGTTATTTCTTCGGCTAAATATACATGAATGCCTGTATCAGTTATGTTATTGAGTTTGTTGTCAATCACGTCCACTTCTTTTCCTCTGATGGTCATTCCTTTTTTGAATCCTTTTATTGTATTGCCGGAAATCTTAACCCGATTTGCGTTGTCATAGCTAGGCGGCTGAATCGAATCAATTGCCAAAGGCCTGACTTCTCCGTCATTTATGATGTGATTGTCCACGATCGAAATATCTGTTCCGAATCCGTATGACACACGGTCATCAAAGAAGTTTTTGCTTATGATTGCCTTTCCCACGGCATGAGCCGTGAAACAACCGCGTCCATTATTTTTAAAACGAGAGTCTTTCACTTGCAGATTGTACGGGTGTGCGTATTTTACGCCATTCTCCGCATACCCTTCGAAGTCAATTCCAAGTTGCGGACCTATTGTGTCTCCGCCCGCTGCAATGAAATCACAGTTATCAATGAGAACACCGTCACAACCCACGGCAGAAAGGTTATTGCGTCTCGCTGTTTCTAAATAACAATTCTCTACAGTGACGTTTTTAGAAGGGATGTACGTCTGCCCCGGATAGTTCATGTTTCCTTTGTTTGTGATTAGGATGTTGTCGCCTGTCATGTCGCGGGAACGGACGTTTATAATATTCACCCGTTCGCTGCCATGCACATTAACGCCGAATCCAAATTCGTGTGTATTCCTATTCTGCGTTGAGGTTGAATAATCGTGTTCGTGTCTGTCTCCGATCAGTTGTCCGCCCTCTAACGTAACATTGTAAGCAAGACCAATATAGAAAACTGAATAGCCTTGTGCGTCATTCGCATTGATTTTAAACACTGATTCCGGGTGTAAAAGGTAATGCGTATTCGAATGAAGATGAATGCCGCCGCCGTTTTCGGTTGCGTATATGTTCGACTCATTTACTCCGTCGATCAAGAAATTGCCCGGCGGAACTAAAATTTTAAAATACCCCATGCTCTTGGCGTATTCGAAAGCCTTGTTAAAAGCTGCTGTCGTTTCTTCAGGCTCCTGAAATTCTTTGTTTATCCCCCATTCTTCAAGATTGAGCGGATAAACCATTGGCAATAATATTTCTGCCCCCATTTTTATTTCCCCCTTTTCATTTGTGAAGGCGCGCCCTTCGGTTTGATTTTACATTGTTTTAAATGTCTTGTGTTTTCTTCCAGTCAGGCATAAAAAAAGAAGGCTTTTAGCCTTCTCGTTTTTCGATATTCCATCCTAATTCTTTGTATAGACGTCTAACCATGATCAATAATACAAATCGTAAAATTAAAGAGAGGTTGCCCTCTCTTAACCTAGTATCGTTTTCAGTATTCCAATTGCTGCTGACGCTTGCTGCATCGTCATGTTCTTTATATCTCTCCCGAATGGGCCGACAATTAATTTTCCACTTTGTGGGTCTTTTTTCTTTTCTAATGTGTCTAATACAGTATCGATCGTCAATTTCTTTTCTTTCACCATTCGATCAATAAACCCGCTCAATGCGGTTAGAAGCTGTTCTGAAGCTTTTGTGCTGTTGTTTCTTTGCTGGTTTTTGTTCTGCTGTTGGTTGTTATTTCTCTGTTGATTATTATTACGGTTCCTGTTTTGGTTGTTATTATTTCCTGAAGCTTCGTTCCCGTCGTCGTCTGGGTCACTGTCGATACCAAAGGCAGCAGATAAAGAATAGCGGCGGCTGTATGTTATAGAACTACCCGCCCCTTGTGCTGTCTGTTTATCCATTGGCAAGAAGAACGGATCATGTTTAATATATTCACCTGACGAATGCATAACGATAGTTTGTATACCTGTTCCGCGTTCATTTGTGACAGGCATCTGCATGTAAGAAAGTCCGTGTGGCGCGCCGAATTTTTTGATTGCAGCTATTACACTCGGCAAAGGTACATATTTCGATTTAAAGAATGGGTTATCAGCACTTTTTTCAGGTTGTTCTAATTCCGCTTGGAATTTTGACATTGCTTCAGCTAAATTTTTTATTGATTGCGACATTTCCATTTCCGAAGCCCTCCGTTTTTTATCTGTTATTTAAATCTTACTGACTCTGATTGATTGATCGACACACAATATTCATTAAGTTGATTATCGTTAATCTTCCCATCTTTCCAATCTTTGATAATCTGCTTTACATCCGCTTTAGGCTCTTGCGGCACTTGATATTCTTCAGGTAAATAATAGACGTTTTTAACCTGTGCAGAAGGTGGATTTTTCTGAACCCATATACGGCTGAATCTAGGGTTATTTTTCAAGTTGATACCTGTTGTTTTCCCGTTATCTTCGCCGATAGATAATACATGATCTTTCAGCATGTCTCTGAGATTCACAATCTTTCTTTCCCTGCTTTTTCGACGTTCTGCCAGCCGCTTCTCTTCTGCTTTGATCATTTCGATTTCTGATTCAAAACTTTTTATCAGCCCGGCGATATTCCCTGCCTTTTCGTCCATCGGCTCTTTAATTGCGTCCAGCGTGTCTTTAAGTGTGTCGTCCTCTAATTCATCAGCCATATTCAAAACCGTTAGATATTGCCCTGTAAGATCGTATAAATTCATTTCCGAAGCCCCCGTTTTTTTATTTTTAGTTCGTCATACCATTTTGACGATTGAAGTATCTTTTGTTGTATTTAGCGTCAAAAACTTCATCGCTCATAGTGAGAAGGATAATAAACTCGATAAACGCGATGACCGCAGGAATGAAAGTCCAGCAGAATATGAGATACCAAATGCCGCGACCTTGATTCAAATAAAACTTGTGAACGCCAAAACCTCCAAAGAAAAATGCCAGTAAAGCTGCTGTGATTTTGTTTTTCATATTAAAAACCCCTTTATGTTAATTTTTTTTACTACCGATAAACGAACCGTTTTCATCGAAAAGCCTTTTGATTTCCTGAACCTGTTCTTCAGTCCAGCCGCGCATTGGCAATTTTTCGCCAATTCTAACGGATTCCCTTGGGATTTCATCCTTTTTTAAAAGGTGCTGTAAATAAGCTTTGGTTATCCCAATTTCATCCGCGATCTGCTGCATCGAAAAATATTGTTTTGTTTCTGTCTTGTTGTCTGTCATGTTCCTTACTCCTTTCGAGGATTGATAATTTTATTATATGTTTGTTAATCGTAAAATACAATATGTTTTATGAGGTTTATTTCGACAATATCCTTCATAAGCCTGACAAAAAACTCATTATGATAGCTATAAGATAATGATCCCTATAACTGTCATTAAATCTTTAGCGCTCATGTTAAACCTCCTATTAGGTTGTACGTGCTTCTTTCGGATTTTCTTCGCACATTTCTTTCAAGACTTCCACAAATTCTTTTTCGCTCATATTGAGCGGATTGTACCGCTTTATAACTTCGTGAAACGGATGCAGATAATTTGTTAGTGTGTCTTCTGCATCTTCCCTACCACGCGTTGTACCAGTGAAATTATTCAGGTAATCTTCTCTTGTCATGTTTATGTGGGTCGGACAATCTACCACCGAACTAAATCGGCAGTAGCGTCCGTTTGGTTGTATTGCGATTAATGATCCCATTTTATTTTCCCTCCTTCGCTTCATGAACAGTTTTGACAAGGAAATTAGATACTTCTTCGTATTTTTCATACATTTCATCTTGATCGCGAAGTAATTCAAGTTCGCTTCTGAAATGATCTATCACCGTCCTCAGTAGCAACTTATCCGATTTATTCGCGTATACAAATTCTTTGATTCGGTATTTTAATTCGTCCGCATCCGACAAGAACCAATTTTCGAAAAGTATTCCTTCTCCAGATGAATCAATAGTACATTGGTGTCCCGGTTTGTAGTAAACGCCGTAATAATCTTTTTCGGGGTATTTGAAAATCCAAGATTCTCGATTCATCCTTTGTTCAGAATCAAAG